CATTAGTTGATTTTATGAAGAAATAATGAATGAACAATTAGACAATTTGTTTCATTACAGCTTCAAAATGTGTATTTTTTTGTTAATTTTATAAATGAAAAAAGTTTATCATCATTTATAAAGTAAAATGTTTATACATGTATATTTTAAGAATAAATTATAATTATTATTATATTATAGTAATTTAGTAATATAATAAATATAATTTATTCTTAATATTATTGTTGTCATCATGGACCAACCACAACAACCGCATTGTAAATATAATGATGCAACGGAGCGTTGCGTATTTAATCCAGATCCGACTGCAGTCCAAGATGATCCTGTATGTTATAAAACTGATAAAAATCGATGTGCCGTAAAAAAAAAGAAAATTATTAAAATAAAACCTAAAAAGTCGACTAAAAAAACAGTAGACGTATTGGAGTTAAAAGAAAATGTTAAACCAATCGAGTCGGGTTCAACAGAATCGCATTGCAAGTATAATAATGTAACAGAGCGTTGTGTATTTAATCCAGATCCGTCTGCAGTCCAAGATGATCCTGTATGTTATAAAACTGATAAAAATCGATGTGCCGTAAAAAAAAAGAAAATTATTAAAATAAAACCTAAAAAGTCGAATGTTGAACCGATGGTAGAAAATGTTGAACCGATGGTAGAAAATGTTGAACCGATGGTAGAAAATGTTGAACCGATGGTAGAAAATGTTGAACCGATGGTAGAAACAGTGGGCATTGATTTTCTTTATCCCGATTTAAATGATAAAAACTTTAATTTAAAAATTGCTGAAAAGAAGGAATTTTATGACACGCGTAACACGGAAGAGGTTTTAAAAAATAAGGAGTTTATTCAACGTGCAGATAAGCTTTGCAATGTTCCATATGAATTACAGTCGCATCAATATTTTGTAAAAAATTTCATGTCTTTTCAAACTCCATATAATAGTTTACTTTTATTTCATGGTCTTGGTTCTGGAAAAACGTGTTCTGCAATTGGAGTGTCTGAAAGTATGAGAGATTATCTGAATCAAGTCGGAATAAAACAAGAAATATTATTAGTTTCAAATGCAAATGTGAAAAATAATTTTAAAAAAGAATTATTTGACATTAGTAAACTTCATCGAAATGAATCGGGTAAGTGGACGATGAATGGGTGCACGGGAAATAAATTTTTGAAAGAAATAAATTTATATTTATTGAATGACCGCGATAATGATGACCATGATGATACTTCTGAAAATGATGAAAAGATGAAACTCAAAATTAAAAAACAAATAGATAAGATAATAAAAAAATCATATTCATTTATGGGATATCAAAAGTTTTCATCCATTATTAGAATACTGCTTGATGGAGATAAATCAAATATTCAAAAACAAAAACATCAAAAGATGCGCAAAATAATAAAAAAAAGCGAATTAGAAGAAGAAGAGGGTCTAGAAGAAGAAGGTCTAGAAGAAGAAGGTCTTGAAGAAGAAGGTCTTGAAGAAGAAGGTCTAGAAGAAGAAGGTCTAGAAGAAGAAGGTCTAGAAGAAGAAGGTCTAGAAGAAGAAGAAGGTTTACAAGAAGAAGAAGGTTTACAAGAAGAAGAAGGTCTAGAAGAAGAAGGTCTAGAAGAAGAAGAAGGTTTACAAGAAGAAGAAGGTTTAGAAGAAGAAGAAGAAGATGGGGTAAAAATAAAAATTACGAAAAATGGAATAAAAAGATTAAAAAAATATTTCAATAATCGGTTAATTATTATAGATGAAGTGCATAATTTAAAATCAAATAATAAAGATGCCGCTTACCTGTTAGCACTTGTAAAGTATGCAGATAATATGCGACTTTTATTTTTATCAGCAACACCAATGTTCAACGATGCAAAAGAAATCATATGGCTTTTAAATTTAATGAGAGTGAACGACCGACGTCCTAAAATATATGCAAAAGATATTTTTGACTCAGATAACAATCTCTTGATTATGAACGGCAAAGAAATTGGAAAACGGCGACTTCAAGAAGCATCAATTGGTTATGTTTCATTTGTAAAAGGAGAAAATCCATATACGTTTCCATATCGAGTATTTCCTTCCATGTTTTCGAAAGAACACGCTTTAAAGCGACAAAAACAAACGCAAGCAAGTGCATACACGGGTACAATATCTTATCCAAAGTTTACATTTGATGGTAAGTCAACGGTTCCTGGTCTCGAATACATAGATGTTTATATTACAAAATTAAAAAAACATCAAAATGAAGTATACATTAAGAAAATAGAAGAATTAAAAAGTGGAAAAGAGATTGCATCTTCTGAAAAATATGAAGAACAACAAGAAGAAATGCGAAAGCGGCGCGATAAACTTGGCGAAGCTGACGAAGCTGAAATGTTGGACGACGATAACACAGCGCTCTCGGGTTACAGCATTAACAACTTGATTGCTCTGCGCCAAATTTTAAATATGACATATCCTTATAAAAGCGATTTTGAAGACGATGTTGAATATGCGTATGGTGAATCAGGACTTGCAACCGTAATGGATAAGAACAAAGGGCAGTACAAGTATAAAAATCCAAAAGAACGCATATTTTCACCAGATAAAATTGGAGAGTACAGTTCAAAAATAAAGTCAATTTGTGATAGCATTGTTTTAAAATATAATAAAATGAAACCGTCTGAAAGTATGTTTTGCGAAGGAATTGTTCTAATTTATACATATTTTATTGAAGGAGGAGCAATTCCAATGGTGCTCGCTTTAGAAGAGATGGGATTCACAAGATATAAAAGCGGGGGTTCTTCAAAATCGTTGTTTGTTTCTGGAACGGTTGCAAAAAATAATGGATTGCATTATTCTCTTATTACAGGAAATCAATCCATCTCTCCAAGCAATGATGCAGAAATTAATGCACTGCGTTCCGATAAAAATGTAGATGGGTCTGTTTGTAAAGTGGTGATCATATCAAAATCGGCTTCTGAGGGCGTTGATTTGAAAAATATACGTCAAATACACGTTATGGATCCATGGTACAACATGAGCGCAATTGAACAAACAATTGGGCGCGGTATTAGAACATGCAGTCATAAAAAATTGCCGTTTGATAAGCGGAATGTTCAGATATTTTTACACGCATCCATTCTAGCAACCGCCGGATTTGAAACGGCAGATTTGGCAATGTATCGTTTTTCCGAAATAAAAGCTCTAAAAATTGGAACGATAAGTAGGGCGCTAAAAGAATCTTCAGTTGACTGCATTTTAAATATGAAACAAAACGAATTCACTGTTGAAAACATAGACACAGAAGTAGACATACAGCTGTCAACTGGTGGCTCCGTTCGGTATCAAATTGGAGACAAACCATATACGTCTGCATGCGACTACATGAAAAATTGCAATTATACATGCAGTCCAGATAAACAAAAACGCGATATAGATTCAGGACAAAATATAAAACTGGGAACGTTTAACGAATCATTCATATTGATGAACGTTGAAAATATTATAAAAGTTATTAAGCAAGCGTTTCGAGAGAAACATTATTATAAAAAAATAGATTTAATTCAATTTATTAATCGTGTAAAGGTGTATTCACTACTTCAGATTCATTTCGCATTAACACAAATGATTCATGATAAGAGCGAATTTCTGGTTGACATTTATGGGAAATATGGTTATTTGTTAAACATTGGCGATTATTATTTTTTTCAACCAGTGGAGTTGGATGATCCGTCAATTTCCATTTTTGAAAAAAGCACTCCAATTCCATTTAAACGCGATAAGATAACTCTATCATTAAAATCTGAAGACGTAAAAAAGGGACAGCAGCAATTGACTGTATCAGATGTAGCACAAGTAAAAGCATCAGCATCAGAATCAGAGGGTGTTGGCGATAAGGAACGCGCTGCCGAATTACAGGTTGAAAATATTATAGCGAGCATTGGATATACACACGCACTTTCAATAAATATTTCATTAACCAAAAAAGAGAGAAATGATATTGCAGATGCACAAGATCCGGTATTAAAAATAATACCTGGTTCCATTCCAATGACGTCAAGGGATAGGAAATGGTACATTTATTGTTATGAAATGTTTGAAGTTATGAAGGGTGTTTTATCTACTGAAGAATTAAATTGGTATATTTTTGTTCACATTATGGACCATTTAACGTTTGAGGAAATAAATGCGTTAGTTTTACATTTGCACACGTTAAATGAAATTGCAACTAATATGAAGACAACGGTAGAAAAAGGACAACTGGTCGCATCATCAAAGGTTAAAAATGTTGCAATTAAAATTCAAAAAATGAGAGAGAGTGTTTATGAAAAATCTCTCGAATATGCAAGTTACATAATAAAATATTTTCAATCATTCGTTGCGAAGGATCGAGACAATCTTCTCTATTTGTTTGTAGATAATAGAGAGAATGTGAGAGATATTTCGAAAAAAATACAAATGTATTATAAAAAAAATGAAAAAAATCCGTGGATGCAGTTTCAACAAGAAGAGTTGACGAGTACTGAATATAATGAACTAAAATCGGCATTTCAAAAAAGCAATCTTGCAGATTTTGTTGGATTTATGCAGTCAATTAAAGATGGTGATATTGTATTTAAGATCAAAGAAGGGGGGAATCGAGGGAGTGTTTGTGCGACATCTCCAACGATGAAACGAACGTTGCAAGACATATTACAGTTCAAGTTAACCAATGTAGTTGTACCTTCAAACATCACTCAAATTACGTATTGCATTTTACAAGAAATTGTGTTGCGACATTATAACAGCGTGCGATTAAGTGATAAAACATGGATACTGAATGCGGTTGAAGCCATTTATTCGATTTGATTTAGTTAAATTGTAAAATTATTATTATAAATTAGTTAAAATAGTTAATTTATAATAATAATTTTAAGAAAATTGAAATATGAATATATAAATATAAAACTATATACTCATAATAATATATATTCGGTGAATCAAACAATGACTTTGTCTAGTGAAAATGTAAATAAAACGCCTATAAGAGACGGGGGAGGAGAAGATTCATTATTGTATTCTAGAGCCGTTTTGTCTCAAAAAGTTCAGCTACCGTTTATTCTTGTCGGAACAAATGTCGAAACAACGATACGACACACGATATCATCAAAAATTGAAGGCAAGTGTATTGTAGAGGGGTACGTTAGACCAGGGTCTATAAAAATAATAAATATATCGAGCGGGACCTTGCAAGGCAGGTTTATTGAATTTGAGGTGGTTTTTGAATGCAGCATTTGTTGTCCAGTGGAAGGAATGCAGATCAAATGTTATGCCAAAAATATAACGCAAGCGGGTATACGAGCATTTACAAGTTTGGAAGAAAAGAATTCGCCAGTCATTATTTATGTTTCTAGAGACCATCATTCGAGCAACGAGTATTTCAATTCTATTAAAGAAAAAGATGCCATTCGAATTCGTGTGATTGGACAGCGGTTCGAATTGAATGACAAACAAGTGTCGATTATTGGCGAACTTTTGCCTAAAATGATTGAAAGTCAAGGACAAGGTCCTGTAAAGAAGAAAATCATTATTCGACCAAACAAGCCACGAGAAGAGTGAAACTACTTGTGTATGTGAAAATTGAAAAAAATTAAATTTTTAGTATAAATTAAAATATTTAGATTATATATTATAAAATAATGTCTAATTACCCACAAAATAAATTTAATGCACCTAATATTTCTGGAAAATGGAAATATTGGGCAAGTTCTCAATCTTTGGTTTCATCTGGTATTTCTGAAATTACTAAATTGACTGGCGTTATTAATATAAAACAAACAAATCTTTTTTTTAATTATAGAAACAATGAGTTAAACTTTGATCGTATTGGAACTTTTGTTAAAATAAATGATCCTGGAAAATCTAACTGGGTGGCATCTAGTGTTAATAATGCAGATGGTGCAACACTTAATTTTTATCCATATTGTTATAAAAATGGAAAACCAACTAAAATGACAGGTACTAATATTGTTCCCGGACCTTTAAAAACAGATCCTGTTATGGTATACTCTGTTTATTATAAAAAGATTTGATCTCGTTTAAAAATTATACTGAAATAATAAAAACAAAAAAAATATAAATGATTTTTTTTTGTTTTTCATTTTGTTTATTCTGCCTCAACGACCGCTTCCACTTTCACTTCCGTCACCACTTCCACTTCCGTCCACTCTTCTTTCGCCCGCTCTTCTTCATCAAAATGTATGTTTTTGCCTTGAGACAATCTTTTATGGTAGCATTTGCTACAGTCGTCGCAAAACCAGAAGCGCTGTCCAGTATGGTGCGTGTGTTCCACGCAGTTAGTAAACCCGACGCAATGGTCCTGTCGATCCAGAATACATGAATCGCAAAACATCGGTTCTGCAGTTGGGTCGGAGCTTTTTGTTTTTGGTAGTTCCACGCTTGTTAGGCGACCTCTTTGGTATGTAGACATCCTTTCAAACGCGCGGGGATAATATTTTCGCAGAACTTCTATACGCGCTCCGCCAGCTATGCTTGTAGCATACCACTCTTCTTCGAAATTCTTACCTGGCCACCATCTCCATGGTACATCTTGGCCACGACTGGTCATATTATATTCTTTCGATTCTCCTGGGTAACTCTGCATAGTAAGAATTAAATAAAAAAAAATCAATTTATATAATTCTATTAGCGTATTTACAAAAAAAATAAAAAATATTTACTGCAATGAAGATTGTAGCAAACTGTTGAAATTATCTTCGTTTGGTTTTGCTTCAAAATCGATAACGTCGCCAGGAGAACGTTCCAGCTTAAATGTTGGATATCCTTTTACATTAAAAGCATCTGCGAGCGGCTTGCCTTCTGCACTATCGCAATCTACGCTCTTAAATAGAACATTGTAGTTTCCCACCTTCATATTTTGATTTTTATCTACATATGCATCCCAAATTGGTTTTGCCGTTTTACAATGAGGACACCAGCCGGTTCCAAACATGTAAAGTGTAGCTGTTTTTCCACTCGGATCGGGAGCATTATCTCCCATGTTCGCAGCATATCCTTCAATGTGTGAACCTAAATAAGAACCGACATAGTTTCTGTAGACATACACTCCGATCCAAATAAACAAGCATGCAACAAGGAGCATGACGATAATGTGTGTTTTAGAATATGCGGTTTCAAGAGCAACTTTAATATTTTTTGCAGAAAATGCCATTTTTGAATTATAATTGTATATCCTTCCTTTATAATATATATTATTATATTATTATAATAAATATTATACTTACGAATTAATTATTAAATTAATTACTATTTATTTTTGTTAAATAATTAATATAGACAATATTTAATAGTATCAAAGTTATAAAAAAAATGAATAAAACAAGATCAAAAATAAAATATAGGAAAAAGGTTTCAAATAAAACAAGAAAAAATAAATCTCTAAAACGCGTATTTTCAAAAGAAGATTATAATAGCGGCGATGGAATGTTGACATCGGTATGGGGGCCGCCCATGTGGCATTTTTTGCACACGATGAGTTTTAATTATCCCATAAATCCGACCGCAGAAGATAAAAAGAATTATTCCGATTTCATTTATAATTTGAGGTACGTGCTACCATGTAAATATTGCAGAATGAATTTAACCAGTAATTTAAAAGCGAATCCGTTGCTAGATTGCCATTTGAAATCGCGCGAAGCATTTTCTAAATTCGTTTATCGACTTCACGAAATTGTAAATAAACGACTCGGAAAAAAATCGGGACTTTCATATTGCGATGTTCGAGAGAGATACGAACATTTTCGATCACGATGTACAAAGAATGATCCACCACCCAAACTATTTAATTTTTCAAAAAAGAAGGAAAAGGGGTGCACGGAACCGCTTTACGGACATAAAGCCAAATGTGTTTTACATATTGTTCCTCAAACAATGGATGTTCCTTCTCTCCAAGTGGACAATAAATGTGTAAAATATAAAATTGATGGTGGCGGCGGCGGAGACGGAGAGAATGAAAAAAATAAATAAATTATAAAATTATAAAATAATTTATAAACAAACAAACAATGCAAAAAAAAATATATACACATTATAAATAATTCATTTATAATTCATATATAAAAGCAAATTAAAAAATGTTGAATAAAGTTGACGGAATTTTATTTCTTATTTTAGCATTATTGCTTGGATTAATTGGTTCCTTCTTTTATACACCCGTCCGAGAGAATTTTATATCCAATCTTCTTCAACCGGGCACATTTCCAGAAAGTGTTTCAAAACCGTTGCTTTATGGCGACTACCCCCTTCAAAAAGGAGCGCTAGGATTATCTGATTTAAACAGTAAATCGTTGTCCGCATATTATCCCGTTTTTCCGAGCAGTTATCTTCAACGAACAAATAATGTGCGATACTGGGCAACGCCGAATGACGGAACGTGCAGCCCCGCCAACATGTGTGGTACGTTATATGATAATAAAACACTGAATATTCATAAGTTTCCAAGAATGATTCCATTCTCATCGAAACAAACGCGAGTCAACATGTACGCATTCGATCAAGATGCGCCGTCAGATGTCGCCGGAACCAATTGTTAATTTTGGTTGTTCGGTTGTTAAAAGAACAATCCTGAATGACATTTATTTTTACTTGCGACATTGTCACCCGAAACAAGAGCAAATGAACCATCTTCGTTTAATTCTATTTTTGTTTGTAATTGCGTTATTTCATTTTTATCATTTTTTTTTATGATTCGACGTTTGGGGGCGCGGTGTTCATACCCATTCACTTTTTCTGTTTCAACAATTGTCCAAAGTTCTTGAATTTTAACAACTGCCTTTTTAAACCACTCCTTATCTCTCAAAACAAGAACACAGCTATACACTTCAAGACGCCAGTAAATATTTTTGATCCACGTGATTTTATCATAAGCGTGTATTGTTTCTTCAAACCACTGGTCGTACTTTTGTTTGGTTGTTATTTCGAGAGGGGCGTATTGGTAAAATGGTTTATCGCCTTTAATAAAATATACGATGACTCCGCGCCGTTTTCCATCGAGTGTATAATTCCAATTGGTTTCATCGTTTGTTTCATTTGAATCTGCGCCGAATGCGTCTTCGTTTTCATATTCTACAAACTTGGTTTCTAAAAAGTCACATTCGGGTAGACGACACACTTCCATTTGAATTTGCATTTGAATCCAATAATCTTCTTTTGGAATGCCTGTAATTTCTCTTGAAACTACATTTTTAATTTCTAGCATTCTACCGTATAAATGTGATGACGGGCACACATTAATTCCATCGGGTGATGCACCTATGAAATAATATGCGGGATTTGGATGTTTAATGCAACCAAACTCTTGAATTTTTGTACAATTTATCATTTCGTATAAATCTTTTGACAATTGTTCGTATTTTTGACCCCAATGAAGAGGAGATTCTGTGTTTACTTTATTATACTTTTCTGTATCGATTGGACTACATTTTTCGTAAATTAGTTGATTTTGAGTTGACTGACTTCCGAAAACTTTCCAAACCGAACTCGCAGTAATTAATCCGTGGCGGTGTTGATACCATTCATCCGTTCTTTGTTCTGGTTGATAAACAGATTCTAGATACTCTATTTTTTTTCTCATTTTTTCTATATTTTCAAAATTTTCTATACACTTGTTTTCAGAATCTACGTTTTCCTTTTTTATCTTATTCGTTTCATTTAATTCATTCGTTTCACTTAATTCATTCGTTTCATTTAATTCATTCGTTTCAAATTGGTGAACATAATTATTATTCTGTTTATAGTTATTCATTATTTTTAAAATAGTATCCATTTCCGATAGTGTTAAATCTGTTTGCGTTTCTGTGTCCACTCGTGTTGTGGATACATTTTTTTTTCTCATATGTCAATTTATTTGACCAACCTTTAAATATGTTAAATATATTTTTATGTTTATATTCTATTTTTATAGTTTATGTGATGTGATATATCCTATATGTAACTGCTATATGTAACTGATCATAGATGTGTTGGTGACAGAATCAATTTTATAATAATGTTATAAAGATATATTTTATATTTTATATATAAAAATTGATTTATATAAAAATTGATTTATAATCATTCATTTAAAGTAAGTTATAAAGTGAGTTAGTATAGAAAAACATACTTTACGCGATTTTATCATGGGATCAGGACATTCGTCGTTATTCAATAATTCACCTCGTACCATTGTTTCGATTGAAGGCAACATTGGGTCTGGTAAAACCACAGGTAAGGAGAAATTAAAACAATATATTATGCAAAAAACTTCCGCGGATTCAACCGTCTTCGTTGATGAACCGACAGACGAATGGCAAACAATACAAGATGAGAAGGGAGTTCCGATTTTGGAAAATTTATACGGTGACTTGAAGCGTTTTGCTTTTCGATTTCAAATGATGGCGTATATTTCTCGACTAAAAAAGTTAAGAAATGCGGCGAGGAATCCAAATGTAAAAATTATTATCACTGAACGCTGTCTTATCACTGATGCGCATGTATTTGCAAAAATGCTTTATGATTCGAAACAAATCGAAGAAGACGAATATCAAATTTACACGAGATGGTTTGATGAATTTGCGAAAGAAGTCGAACCATCGTGCATCATTTACTTTAAAGCATCAACTGACGTTTGCATGAACCGAATAAAAAAACGAAGTCGTCCTGGCGAACAAGAGATGCAATATGACTATTTAGACAAGTGCAACAGATATCACGACCAATGGTTAATAGAAGATCCGACGAATCTTATTCCGGTTCTAATATTGAATGCGAATGAAGAAAATTCTGATTATAGTAGAGACATTTATAAGTACATGTATGACATTCGCGCTTCAAAGATTATCGGAGTGTTGCATCATTTGAAAATGTATGTGAACAGTAGCTATAACGGCAACAACAGCAACAACAGCAACAACAGCAACAACAGCAACAACAGTAACAACAGCAACAATATTTCTTCATGCGTCAATGTATAACACGTTCAGTTGTTTTCGAGATTTATATTTTAGTATATCCAATTCTCTCGACGTTGTTGGAAATAAATCGCGCCCGTAAATATCTTGTAAAAGCAACCATTCAAACATTCCTCCCGTGTAAATGAATACATTTTTTATTCCAAGTTTTACAAGTTGTTCATATTTTGAATAAATTCTTTCGTCATTTGAATTGGTTCCGTATACAATAATTGTAATGTCGTTTGAATTTAAATTCGAATACTTGTTTTTCAATACTCCATTTATCATTTCTTCTTCTTCTTGTATTGGAATTGTGCTTTGAATCAAACACGACTGCCAAGTTTTATCCATTGTGTTTATAATTGCATATTTTTTTCCGCTATTTTTATTATTAAATGCATTATTACATGCATATTGCATATCTTCATAATTTATTTTATTTTTTGAATGATTTGATCCCATTTTTAATTTAATTTAATTTTTAATTTAAATAATAATAAATAAATAATGAAATATAAAATACTCAAGATAAATATAAAATACTCAAGATAAATATAAAATACTCAAGATAGATATAAAATACTCAAGATAAATATAAAATACTCAAGATAAATATAAAATACTCAAGATAAATATAAAATAGTCAATTAAATAAAACTGTACATATTTATTTAATATTTTTTAAACTTTAATAATTTCTTTTATTCTTTATTTTTTATAAATACATGTGTTGACATTTATAAAAAATTGATTTATGATTTATGGAAAAAATAATTGATAACACCCATTCGCTGACAAGACAAGACAATAGAATGAATTACTTTAATCATTCAGCCAACTATTCAATTATCACGATGGATGGCAATAACACAAATAATGGCACACTCATTGAAGATTTAAATTCAAATCCGTATGATGAAAATTTGATGAATGGTTTAATTTACTTCGGAGTATCATTACTATTTGGAGTTCCAATATTAATGTTCCTTTTATGCGTTTATAAAATGAGAGGAGATCCACCCTGTGATAATCTAAAAGAAGCGTGTTGTTGTGATTTTTGCTAATAAAAAATTTACAAAACTATTTTTTCTAGTTATTATATATAAATTTAAATTATAAATATCAAAATAATATAAATGTCTAAAAAATTAAAAACTGTTGGACTGTTAGAATTGACTGGTCCGTTTGACCAAGAAGATGCTGGATTGAAACAAACATTTGAATATTATTGGAAAAATGCTAAAAAATATGGATTAGATTTTGAAGAATTTCCAATTTATGATACAAAGGGAGATGTAAAAACGAATTTGAAATTTTTAAATAGATTTTATAAAAAAGGATATCGTATATTTATTGGTTTTTCACGATCGTCCATTTTAACAAAAGTAATGGATTGGTTTAAACAACATCCGGATGCAGTTGGAATTTCGGCTACATCAACAGCATACTCTTTGGCTGTTAAAAAAAATATTTATAGAATGACGCCAATTGAAGCAGGTATACGCATTTCTCTTGAAAATGATATTAAAAATGATCCAAATCTAAAAATTTATTACTTATATCAAAAAAATGATTTTTTTTCAACCGATTATTTAGAATCATTTAAAAAAATCCAATCGATTTCATCAAGGTTGATTGTTTGCGAATTTAGTAAAACAATTACAACGAATCAACTTAATGAATATTTAAAAGAATCAACTTATAAAGATCGCATTATAAACGGCTTAGTAGACATTGATTTTTTAGAATTATTTAAAACACTTAATTATACCATAAAACCATACATTTATGATGGTATCGGATCCAAACATCCAGAGTTTGACGCAACTCAATCCGATAACTTAACAGGTAAATATTCTTATTTTTCTTATAAAGGCGTTAATACATCTTATCTTTGGCGAAAGGGTTCCGAATATTTACAGTCAAAAAATAAAAATTTTTCTCCTCTTGGTTTAGACATATTGCAAGTTAACCACAGTTTACTCAATAAAAAAAATCCAAATTATTTGGCAGGTCACGGCGGAATTTTACAATTCGATCCCGTAACAAAAGATCGACTATACTATAGTGTTACTCGTGAAGATTTTAAAAATAATCAATGGATTGTCTCATCTTTAATATTTAATGATCCGATATATAATGAATTTGTGTCAACGCCTGTTATAAATGATAGTTATAGTTGCATTTGTGAACAGATTTTTAAACCCGTTAAATGTAATAATGGAAAAACATATTCAAATTTATGTCAAGCAATGTGTGATGGTCAAGTAGAAGGAAATTGTGTGGATCTTGTTCTATGTGGAGATCAAGTAGATCAAGTTAAAGAAAATTGTGCGGAAGTCATTACATTTTAGTATTTACATTTCTTTATCAGGAATAACCTATTTTACATAAATGTTCAAGTTTTCTAATTCACTTTAATCCACTTCTTCAATATTTGGACCTGATCCCGAATGCGAACTCTCATTCGGACCACCACCCCCGTCTCCTCCTCCATACAACTTGGAAACAATTGGCGCAACAATGCCCTCCAACTTCTTTTGCTCAGCTTCATATTGTTCCGCATCCGTTTCTGACCCTGACGCCGTTTCCAGCCATTCGAGCGCGGATTTGCACGCGCCTTCAATTGTTGCGCGATCCTCATCTGTCAACTTGTCTTTTAATCCAGGTTCAGATGTTGAATTCTTCACCGAATATACATAGTTTTCAAACCCGTTTCTAGCATCGATTTTTTTCTTGTGTTTTGCGTCTTCCTCCTTGTATCGCTCCGCCTCTGAAACCATGCGCTCAATGTCATCCTTCGACAGTCGCCCCTTGTCATTCGTAATTGTGATTTTATTCGATTTTCCACCCGCTTTATCCATCGCATTCACATTGAGAACGCCATTCGCATCCAAATCAAATGTCACTTCAATCTGTGGAACGCCACGAGGAGCGGGAGGAATGCCGTCCAGCTGAAATTTGCCCAGAATGTTATTATCCTTCGTAAGCTGGCGCTCACCTTCAAACACCTGAATTAGAACGCCCGGCTGGTTATCCGCATATGTTGAGAATGTCTGACTCTTTTTACACGGAATCGTCGAATTCCTCTCAATGAGTTTGGTCATCACGCCTCCAGCAGTTTCAATTCCCAGCGACAATGGTGCAACATCAAGCAACAAAATGTCTTGCGTAATTTTCGATTGATTGCCTGTCAAAATTGCCGCCTGTACTGCAGCACCATACGCCACCGCTTCATCCGGATTAATCGAACGATTCAGCTCTTTGCCATTGAAATACTCCGTAAGCAAACTGCACACTTTCGGAATACGCGTCGAACCGCCAACCAACACAATCTCGTTAATACTGCTTTTCGACATTTTAGAATCCCTAAGAACGCGATCCACTGGATCAATTGTCGAACGAAACAAGTCAATACACAACTCTTCGAATTTCGCGCGTGTAATTTTGGTCATGAAATCCGACCCATCAAATAGTGAGTCCACTTCAATTGTCGTTTCTGTAGTCGCCGAAAGCGTACGCTTGGCGCGCTCACACGCAGTTCTCAACCGCCTGAGTGCCCGATTATTACCGGTTGGGTCCTTCTTTGTCTTGCGTTTAAACTCTTGTACACACCAACTCACCAACCGGTTGTCAAAATCCTCTCCTCCCAAATGCGTGTCTCCTGCAGTAGCTTTTACCTCAAAAATACCATCATCAATTGTGAGAAGCGACACATCAAATGTTCCGCCTCCCAAATCGAAAATTAAAATATTACTTTCTCCTTGCCCTTTTTTATCGAGACCGTATGCAATCGCGGCAGCAGTTGGTTCATTAATAATGCGCAAGACGTTCAGACCGGCAATTGCCCCTGCATCTTTTGTTGCCTGTCGCTGACCATCATTGAAATATGCCGGAACTGTAATTACCGCGTCTTTCACCGCATCACCCAAATAGCTCTCCGCGGTTTCCTTCATCTTTACTAGTACCATTGCAGAAATTTCTTCCGGGGAAAATGTCTTTTCTTCGCCCTTAAAATGTACCTGAATATGCGGCTTGCCACCGTCTTTCCCAACCACTTTGAAAGACCAGTGTTTCATATCATTTTGAATACTCGAATCATCAATCTTTCTGCCAATCAAACGCTTAGCGTCGAATACTGTGTTTTCCGGATTCATTGACACCTGATTTTTTGCTGCATCTCCGATAAGGCGTTCGCTTTCCGTAAATGCGACATAAGACGGCGTTGTTCTATTTCCTTGATCATTTGCAATAATTTCTACGCGCTCATTCTGCCATACACCAACACACGAATACGTTGTTCCTAAATCAATCCCGATCGCTTTTGACATGTTTTATATAATTTATCTTGTCGTAACCTAATCTAAAAAAATCTTTTTAAATGATTTCAATAAATAATTTTAACGTTTTCAAGAATTAGTTTGATTCGTTATAAAATATATTAAAACAATTTAAACCAATTTTTAATATATTATAAAGAATTGAATTTTAACATTATTTAATTTATTAATGAAAACTAAAAAAATTAAAACTGAATCAAATTCAGTCGTCGTGGTTGTTAAAGAAATGGAAACGTCGTCGTCGCCTTCGTCAGAATCACATACTATTAACACGGGCGTCGCGAATGAAAATAGTGATAGCAATGACAATAATTCAAACAATGAAAATAAGAACCTTGTTGAAATTGTTGAAAATATAACTTTAAATACAGTTATCGTTGAAAAGAAAAAAAGAGGTAGAAAAAAGCTAATTAAACCCGATACGGTTACTGCCGATTCTCAAAAAAATAAAAATATGGAAAATGATAAAGTAGAAGAAGAGAATATGAAGAATTGTGATGAGAATGTGGGTAAAACTATAAGTACAGGTATAGATAAAAAAGAAAAGAAACAACCCAAAATCAAGATTCCAAAGATTGACAAACAGCAAAGTAAAGAATTATGTAGTAGCGAGAATATTCAAGATCCAACATCATCCTCGCCAACATTGACAAATGTAGTTGTTCATAAGAAACGGGGGAGAAAACCGCGAGGTGGCAAAATCATTCATGAAAATCAAATGCAAACAAATAATAGTCCAGAAGTTCCAAATATTATATTACATTTAAAATGCGTCTTGTCAGATTTGAAAAAAAATGAATTAATTTCAAATAAAATAGATACGTATAGCAATGATAAAAAAGGAGGGATATTATGTTATAATGAACATGATCAGAATAGTATATTTTCTTCAAATGTCTCAAATATAGCAAATTATGAAAAATGCGACAAAAATAGAAATTACAATAAAGATATTGTCGTTAATGCGATGAAAGAAGATGAACAAATGGATTCGGAGAATGTGACGAAAATAATATCATCCGCTCCGAATCAAAAATATGATCCATCATCATTTTCTTCAAAAAATACACATCCTGCTACAGTCGATACAAATACAAATCCCATTTTTGCCTTTTCGGATAAAGAAATTGGCGAATGCGAATTAGAGTGTAAAAATGCAACGAATAAAGAAATATGGAAACGAATTTCACAACTTAAGTTGAATTTTCATAAAAATGATTCATTGGGTATACAACGTTCTGCGTGTTTCTGGGATACTTGTGAATTTGATACACCTCCAATTCATATTCCAATGTCGTCAACTAAGGGGTATGGATGTTTTTGTCATCCCGAATGCGCCGTAGCTTTCTTGATGAATGAAAATATCGACACGTCGATTAAATTTGAACGTTATTATCTTTTGAATTCTATATACGGCCCGATATATAATTACAATAAAAGTATCAAACCGGCAGCGAATCCGCATTATTTGTTAAATAAATTTTATGGAAACTTAACAATCAATGAATATCGAAAATTGTTTCAATGTGAACAAGTTGTATATATGGTAAATAAACCGCTTACCAATGTTTTACCCGAATTATATGAAGATAATAATGATTTTTTTATTGGGAATAAAATTATTCAAAATAATACAATCGAAATAAAAAAAAAAGTCGTTAAAAATGCAAAATCTTCGATTATAAATGAAGCATTTGGTATAAAGTAAAAATAAAAAGTATTTATCTAATTTATCTAATATTATTTAATAAAAAATAATCTTTATTAAATAATTAAATTTTTTACACAAAAAATAGTTTAGATAGAGAGTTTCTTTTTATTTAATGGACATAATTGAAAAGTTGCCGGATGACATTGTTTTGCATATTTACACGAAATGTTTGAAGAGATATCGTTTTTGTAAAGGCAAGCTCATTAAACTGATTGATCTAGATAAATATTTATTTTTAGAAAAATATATTTGTCGCCGGATTACCCAGTTTTATCAACTTCATTCGAATGATGCGAATGAAAAAAGATATCGTATAGATTACTGCATTCCAAATGTAAGTGAAATTTACAATAGAAAAGATTTATATGTAGATAATGATATGATTTGTATGGAATTAACAGAAAATGATAATGATAATTTATTGCATTATGAAGTTTCAATATTTCGTCTTAAGCGGATTGAAGATATAAATAATGTAAAATCTCCCACAATTTATTACAGGGGTGGGTTGACTGATTACGATTGGGAGGTGGTTAATTATTCTTATAAACATATAAGCTAACATTTAATAAGTAAATGAATGCGCTCTTTTTTATAACATAAGATCCTTATTTTTTATTTAAAAAATTTTTATTAATCCATTTTTTCTTTAATTGTATTATTATTATTATCATTTTTTATTAATTCGTTTAAATTTTCATTTTTTTTATTTTTTGTTTCTATAACTTTTTTTATTTCTTCTATTTTTTTTGCTCTCTCTTGTTGCATAATAAAATTTCGCGACCCAGCATCCATGATATTTCGTATCACTGAAAAAACTTTTTGATTTTTTGTTTTGTTTGCATTTTCATCTTTTTTGGGCGCAATCCCGAGGTAGTCACCAACGACTTTCATTACATCATGATTACATTCTTCCAACTTTTGAGTTGCTTCGATTTCATCATAGTTTGTTTGTGTCATTATAAATTGAATTTGTTGTTTGTGCCGAATTTCCATTTTTTCCTTTAACAATTCATTTCTCCGTTGCTGTTCTTCTTTCTTTTTTTTTACAATATCCGTTTCTGAAGGATGTTGCTCTTGCTGTTGCGATTGCTGTTGTTGCTCCATTGATGATGAATGTTGTCTAAATCTATATATATAGTTTGTATTAAATATTTTTTAAATCATATTAAACAAACATTTATATTAAATATATCATAGTTGTATCAAACAAAATTAAACAGATTAATGAGTGCCGAAAATACACAAAATAAAATCGTAAATGTCCGTGGAGTTCAATTTGACATATCTTCTATATTAAATGATGTTACCGTATCAATACAAAATAATATTCAAAGGTCGCTGGATGGTGCATTAAAAGATTATGAATTATACAAATCAACGCATGATGCTATACTTCAAATACCTTTTGTTCGTGATCTTTACAATCGAAATCAAGAATTAATTTCACAACTTGACCAACCCATTCAGTTAAAGATTGATGAGATTTTACCCCCCCCTTCTCCTGTAGTGATGCGTTCATATTTCCAATTTGACTCAAAACAAAATGAAATGAATAAAAAACTATCTGACGAAGAAGAGTCGACGGGTATAGTTCAAAGCGAAAGCGAAAGTGAAAGCGAAAGCGAAAGTGAAAGTTCAATTGAATTAGAATCGAGCGAAGAAAATGAAAGTACAAGCGAATCAGATGTAGAATCAGATCAAGAAGAAGAAGCAAGCGTAGTAGATGAAGATGCAGAAGCAGAAACGGAAGAAGAAGATGCAGAAGCAGAAACGGAAGAAGAAGATGCAGAGGAAGATGCAGAAGCAGAAACGGAAGTAAAACAAAAACAAAAAGAAGATGCAGAAGAAGATGCAGAAGCAGAAACGGAAGTAGAACAAAAACAAAAAGAAGATGCAGAGGAAGATGCAGAAGCAGAAACGGAAGTAAAACAAAAACAAAAAGAAGATGCAGAGGAAGATGCAGAAGCAAAAACGGAAGTAGAACAAGAGGAAGAAGAAGAACAAGAGGAAGAAGAAGAACAAGAGGAAGAAGAAGAACAAGAGGAAGAAGAAGAACAAGAGGACGCAGAAGAGGAAGTATATGAAATTGTTATTAAAAATGTTACTTATTTTACAACAAATGAAAATGATGGAGATATTTATTCATGTGTAGATGGTGATGTTGGCGAAGTTGTAGGAAAATTCAAAAACAAAAAACCGGTCTTTACGAGACGAAAATAAAAAAAAAATATTAAAATAGTATTAAATTAAATTTAAAATCTAAAAAATGAAATAAATAATAAAAGTTTGTTAATTTTTATTATTTTTATAATTATATATTATATACATTTTTATTTATTGATTGAATCGTTATATCATGATTGTTGAATATATCTGTCCACCCGCAATATTATATTTAGCTTTTTCTATCACTCAAATAATAATTGATATGTTTAGAGGTGAAACAAATACCGCATTTTTAAAATTTATTGTTATGATCATATTTACACTCGCGCTTAATTTATTATGCAGCGCGGGATTGGGTATTATTTCATGGTTTATTGTTTTTATCCCGTTCATTTTAATGACATACATTACTACAGTTTTAGCTTTTGCATTCGGAATACCCAAAAAGGATAATTTACGACCCGAACGCAAATCACGCGAAGATCACGAGCGCGAACGAAATCACGACATTATAGGCGGTTGCGCTGGAACACGTTACGGTTGTTGTTATGACGGAATTACAGCAAAAGTAGATCATCGCGGCTCAAACTGTCCACACAAACCTCGACCCAAACCCGATCCAAAACCTCATCCTGAACCTCAACCTCATCACCATAAAAAAAATATTGGCGGTTGTGCCGGACAACAGTATGAATGTTGTGAAGATGGAGTGTCAACAAGGCCTTGTCCAAAAGGAATGGTTCCGATTCCTAATAGTAGCAATGCTTTATGTGCCAGTAGCGAATTCGGTTGCTGTTCAGACGGAAAAACGACCGCAATTGCGCCCCCATGTAAAGGTGAAACTAGTCCAATAATATAAATTATTATTTATTAATAAATCATAGAATAAATAAATAAAATATATATTTATGTAAAATATATAAATATATTTTAATATGTTATTATATAACTTCAATTTTATTTGTTATAATAAAAATAAATAAAACAACAATGAATAGAAATTTTATTTTTTGTAAAAGTATAAAAGAAATGTATCGCAATAATTGTAGTGATTTTGCCGTTGCAGAAATAGAAGAAGTCACACTTCATTATTTTCTTCCAGTATTGTTTGGTCTATCATGTGCTCTTTATGTAAAAAATAATAAAGAGTTAATTTCTGAGATTTTGTTTCAAATTGGTTATAAATCATTTTTAGCAGCAACAAAAGTATCAAATGCCTACAGAAGAATTAAGAATTTTTTTGTTTCTTCGGATTCCATGAGTGTCGTTAATAAAAAAACATATATTTATGATGAAATAAAAGTAATTAAAAATGGAGTTCGCCACGCGTCGTTTGAAACGATGGCGACATTTAAGGATTCGTCTTATTTAGGAAATCCGAATGATTATTATGACCTTAATGAAGATGTTGAAGAATGTTCTTCTTCTTTTGATTCCGACCCTGTTAATGACTCATCGTCTCCGTCATCTTCTTCGCCGTCATCTTCTTCGCCGTCATCTTCTTCGCCGTCGTCTTCTTCGCCGTCATCTTCTTCTTCGTTGGAAGAACCTTTATCATTGGAACCATTATTTGTAATGGAAAAAAATGATTCTGAACAAACGCTCAATTTTAAGAATTTTGAATTTATCATGCACACAAATTATAGGTATCCGGAATCATTTGAAACATCAAAACAAAATTATACAAAGATTTATAGAACATTTACAGAAAATGATTATTATGCAGATAAGACCAAATATGAAACATCTGCTGCCGAAATGATTATTTGCACTTTACAAATAGATGGCGACAGTGAAGAGTATGAAATCGACTTGTCACAACCCTATAACTTCAATGTCGTTGGAAATCTCATTTTGGATGAAAAATTTGTGTATTGGTATATACTGAAAAAGTACAACTACGCAATTGAATCTTCTGCGAATTATAAAATTACGTGTATTACAAAAGATATTAAGGCGTTTCAACTTGACCGGTCATGCGGTTTGTGCGTACACTTGAATGAATATGAAAAGATCGACCAATCAATATGAGGTCTCATGAAAAAATTATCCATATGTTCTAAGTAATTTATCCATAAATAAATTATTACCAAAATTAATATTAATATTTGTATGGTGTTTATTGTGTGCTTCCATCGATGTATAATATTAATAATAGTTTATGAAATATTTTTTAGAGAGAAGAGAGATAAATATAAAATACTATAATGTAGATATTATAATTTTAGATATTATAATTTTAAATTATAATTCATTCAAATAATTATGTTACATGTAATTCAATTTCATATAATTAAATAATAAATTATTTTACAGTTATCTATTTTTGGTTGTTTGATATATTAAAAGTATTTTCTAAGTATCTCAATACTTTTGAGTTTTTTATTATAATACGATGAATTAAATTATTATCACTATATTCTATATCACTATCAAAAACAAATTGTAATAAATATCTATTTACATTTTTATATGGATCTACACCATGCGTTAACTTATTTACTCTTGCTAAAATACCACAATTTGTTAAGGGATATATTTTAACATTATTATATATAATATACATTGGTGAGTATTTATTAGATTCTATAATGATATTAAATTTAAATTCATTTGGTTTTTGGTAATAATCTATGTGGTCTTTGATAAAAATATTATTAGGATAATGATAAATATCTATTGATTCGGTAGAGTCGACTGAAATACAGTTAAATTTAATATTAAATTGTTGAGTTAATTCAGTAGCTAATTTTTTATAAATATGTATCAAATCTAAATATAAATTATAATCAATATTTTTTATCAACTTTATATTAAGTATAACCTTGTCACTTGTTTTGGAATATTTCGATACCGTATTAATAATTTTTTTTTTAAGTTTATTTGAACTTACCAAATTACTACAATATTGATAATACAATTTATTTTTTTCTAAAGATAAAATAGTATGACTGTATAATTCATTATATAAATAGTTGAAAAATTTTTTATATTGTATCCCAGATTCCGAGTGAGTAAAAGTCGAAATATTATTTAATATTTTAATATAGAATTTTTTTTTATAGACATCTTTATACATGTAAGTTGGTTTATTATTTGAAAAATAAAAATTCGTATTATTATTTTTTATAAAATCATATAATATTTTAGAAACGATCTCTGGTTTTACTGGAACTTTAAAAAAATGTTCTAGTTTATTAATAAAATATTCTTCATCATTAATTATTTTTGTCTTTGTAAACGGTGGACTATATATTTTAATTTTAAAATTCACCTTTTGTTTTATATTGTATAAAAAGGTCATAGAACTTATTTTAGATAAACTATAACCTTTTATGTAATTTAATGGTAATTTATAGTGACGATGAGCTTCGCTTGATATATATGTAAATGTTGATGTTTCATGCATATGCTGTTTAATAATAGAGAAAATATACACTAGTGAATAAAAGTTAATTAGTAAATTTATATCTTCATCTCTTTTATTATGAATTCCAACAAAAAATATTACATTATCAAATATAATATTATTGGTTTTTAAATAATCATCAAATTCGGTTAACTGAATAGCTGAAGATACATCTAAATTAAACCGAGAAACTGAAGAAATATCTAAATTTGAATATTTTTCTCTTGATGTTATCAAGATGGATTTGTCTTTTAATAATTTTATAAACTCAGAACTTATACCTGAGTTTCCTCCAATTAAACAATAATTAATTTTTTTACCCATTATAAATATATATACAACACATTTTATTTTTCAATAGATGAAAAATAGAGAATAATTATAAATAGTATAAAAATTAATAAAATAATAAAATAAAATAATAATATTTTTAAACATGTTATATATATATCTTAAATAAAAATAAACATCAAAGTTGGTAGGAGCCCCTTCAACTATAAAAATGCGAAGCATCTAACAAATTTGATCGGTTCTTATTGTACACACACCAGGACTCTTCACCGACAAATATGTCTTGTACCAATTACCATCTGACGCTTTTGCCTCTGTAGCCGCTGTAGCAAACAACTGCATGTACCCATATAATTGGCTTTGCACCCAATAACATTTGTTTTCATTAGGGGAGAAACAATACAATTGTGGCATAGTATTAGTTAGGTAATAATAATTTTTACTGTCTGTTGGTTGAGAAAAAGAAGTTCCTAAATAACTTCCCTGATTTATTTCTAATTTTTTCATAATCGTAGACCTTTTTTCATCTTTTAAATGTTATTTTATATATTAACTTATTATTATTTTATTTATTAATTTATTTATTTATTATTTATATTTATATTAATTATTTTAAAAATCAATATAAATATATTATATTATTAAGTTATTATGGCATCGTTCGAAGTAATTCAAACAACGTTGACAGAGAGAGGAACTAAACGCCGCACACAAAATAATAATACTACTACTACTAGCGCCAATCATAAAAATATGACCACTATCAAAACGTGTGAAAATAATACAAACATTTTCAAAAAAAGTTCTGATTCGGAATCAAAAGATTCTTCAACGAATTCAATATTACACGATCTGTCGGATGCATGGATTCTTTGGGCGCATTTGCCTCACGACACCGATTGGAGCTTGAAAAGTTATATGAAGATTTATGAATTTAATACCGTAGAACAGGCCATCACCATCACGGAAACGCTGCCGCCCGTATTGGTTACCAATTGCATGTTATTTTTGATGCGAAAGGGAATCAATCCGATTTGGGAAGATGAGCGAAACCGTAATGGCGGTTGTTTTTCATATAAGATTCCAAACAAGGATGTCCCTGATGCATGGAAACAGCTTTCGTATTCGCTGGTTGGAGAAACCATGTCCGATAATAAAAAACTGTTGCCTCATATCAACGGAATCACCATTTCTCCAAAAAAGAATTTTTGTATTATTAAAGTGTGGCTCGCAAATTGCTCGTTTCAAGACGCGGCAGTTATTCGCGAAGTCCATGGAATCACTTCCCACGGTTGTTTGTTCAAACGACATGTGCCGGAGTATTAATTTGCATTCATGAAATTATAGTTAGATTAAGATTCAATTTATATTTACAAAAATATAAATTGAAATTTTTTTAATTCATTTGTAATGATTCAGTGTAGTGTATTCTTAGGAAGAAATCAATTATCGGATGGAAATCACAGGCAATTTGGGAAAAGTTGGAATGAAGAAAATGGACAAAAAACAGGCATCTAAGTGGTTTCAGAATCTATCACCCACCGAACAATTATTATTGAAACAAGAAAAAAAATCGTCACCAAACGAGGAGAAAAAACCAAAAAAACAAATGCATGAGCGTGAGCGTCAAATGATGCTCAAACGACGTTCCGAACATGAAGCGCGCATGAAAGCCCAATTGAAATCCAAGGCGGAAATAACGCAACAAATACAAAAATGTCAAGAACTGCGCCGCCAGCTAATTCCATTCCAGATGAGGTTGCAACAGATGCAGATGCATGAATCCTACTGCGCGTCAAGATCATTATCCGAATTCTTTTACAACCTTGGCAATTTGGACTCCAAGGTTTCAAATGAATTGCGGTTCATAAAAAATGAAGAAAAAGTCCTTTTCGACATGCAACACAAACACCACTGCATCAAAAAATCAATCAAAGATATTATCGAAAAAAGAACCACGCATTCCAACCCTTACACAAAAGTTCAAGCAAAAAATTATGTGGACGACGTACTAGGGGTTTGAAAGCGCACTTGTTGTTGTGGCACTATTGGCGTTGTGGATTACTGTAATGAAATGGTAATCGCCAATTTGTTTTTTTTCTCGAATGTATCTGCTCATTTTTGCAGCACATACATTCTCCGAAATCGCCGCGTCTGCAATACTGTCCCACGTTCCAATAAGCTCGTTCGTCTTGATTTCGCGTTTTTCTACGACTTTTCCGGTTGTATTTTTATTCGATTTTTGGACTTGTTCCGTTTGTTTGATATAATCTTCCATTAAAGATAGTCCGTAATATCCTTCATTGACTCCATGCTCTGTCCACACGGTTGCTTTCAGTGCATAAGGACACGCATTCAAATATCCTTTGAGTTCTTTCAATTCGACTTCATCCGGCGCGCATTCGCGATTTACGGACTGTTTCCATTTTTTATATTCTCTCAACAAGACAGAATTCAAAATTTTACCAGTATCTGAAAACTTGCACATTTGAAACAGAAATGTTTCGACTGGATGTGCGTCGGAAGATGAGAATTTCTTTTTATATTCTGCTTCTCTCAATTTGATGCCAACATAACAATGCGCATTTTGTTTATTAATCGGCATACGCTTCGGTTGAAATCGTGTGTCCATATAACTTTTAAATGCGTGGAATATTTCTTTTTTGGGTTTTGTTTGTCTCCAAAGGCGAAACCGTCCTTCCAGTTGGACCGATGATTCATACACGTCTGAACGAACAATGCATTCGGCGGAAACAAAATCGTTAAACATTGCCGTGAATTCGGCGCTTGTAGCCGCTGCATCATTCATCGCTTCCTCGTTTATTTCGGGTTCTGGGAAAACCGTGTTGTCATTCTCTTCTTTACGGAATGACTCAATCACCGCTTTTTGTTTTTTAACCATTTCTTGAAGTGCATCGATTTCAATTTTAGCTTTATTATAATTTCCTGTCATCAATTCAAAATCTGTCGTTAAAGTATCATTTTGGTTACGCAGCATTTTGATCTCATTCTCCATTTTTATAAAATTCTCCATGCACAATTTTCTCGAATCGATAATGTCTTGAATGTATTTTTTCAATTTTTCAATCGTCAAATTTACTTCATCATATGCAAGGATTTCGGTTTTGCATTTGTCATTTACTTTAATCATGCGCAAATGTTTTTGAATCTTTGGGTGCTTCTTCATGAGATTCTCAATCTCGGTCTTGTTCTGTACGCGGTATGCACATACCAATCTGAAATTCATATACTTTTTGCGATGATCAAGAACTCTAAGCGACAAGTCGTTTGAAATGCCAAATTTTATCAGTTTTTCTCCTTTTTCATTCGTGTTGTCAATTGTTCCGAAATAAACGCATTCGGTATTCTGCGGAAATTGTGCAATAATCACTTGTTCAACTGCACGGGTTTTTTCTTTTTCTTTGGCGGTTTCAAGAGACACTAGCTCTTCTTGTTTTTTATCGATTTCTTTTTGCATGTTGTAAATACCCGTAACTCGAATTTCCTTTATCACATCACAAACCCAATTTTGAAATTTTTGGGCAATCGGTTTCCTAGATCGAAACAGCACTTTATATAATCCTTTTTCGGTTAAAAATGTTATATCTTGCAATCTTCCCGTGCCGTCAGTAGTACTTACAGCACGCTTTTCAGAATCATCGAAATCTGTAATTGACATTCTTATGTTACTTATTTCTAATATTACTCCCACGTCACTCGCTCGAAATAGCGGGTCGTCTATTGTTCCTTTTATAATGATTTCTGTATGCAAATCATTTGCATTAAATGCTTTTACTATATCCATTTTCTTTGGTGTTGTAATACTATAATTTACGCCATCTCTTTAAGTTCATTTATTATAATATTTAATTATTTTAATTAATAGTTGATGTACATACTATGTACATCAACTATTTGCTTGTCTCATCGGAAAAGCAAATATTTATTTTTCTCCTGAACCTTCAGGAGCAAACATTTAAAAACATCTTTGGTCCGCAGAGGTGTGGAGCAAACATTAAAAAAACATCTTTGGTCCGCATAGGTGCGGAGCAAACTATTTGTTAATTTATTTTTGCTCACGAATCTTCGTGAGCAAAATCTGCTTTTGCTTTTTAAAATCAAAAGCAAAAATAGTTACCATTTATTTTTTCGCACGTTGATTTTAGGTCCTGAACCCTTTTTGTTAATGTTTTTCGGGTCATATGACTCCTCTTCGTCATCAGAATTTAAATCCTTGCTCATCTCCCAGAATTCTTTACTACCGAGTTTAAACGGCCCGTGCTGTTGCGCCTTGTACCAGAAAATTTGGTCCTGTAGCTTATTCGACTTGGCGTTGTTGTTTATGACCAAACACTCGTAGTTTTCAGTGCATTGATCCATCACCTGACAGAATGACTCAAAAGTCGGAAACATACCCGCGTAATTTTCATAGATTCGTTTTCGGTTACCTATATACGGCTCTCGCAGGATAAACACGTAATCAATGTTGGTTCTCAAATTGGGCGGAATGCCTAAAGGATATTGCATTGTGATGACCAGCATAATCTTCCAATGTCGACCATTCATAAAGAGGAGACGCATCATAGTGTCGCGTGTCCATTTATTATCGAACAAGCAATCGTCCAAGACCACAAAGGTTCGGGGGTCTATGGTGCTCCGTTTGTATGATTCCATTTCCTTCTTGACTTGTTTCAGAACTGCTTTTTGTCGTTTCAGGATATTTTCAATGATGGCGGTGTTGTATGCGTCATGGATGAATAGTTTGGGCACGTGTTCTCCGAAGAATCCGTTTCCTGCTTCTGTGCCTGAGATGACGGTTCCGATGGGGATGTCTTGGTGGTAATACATGAGGTCTTTTACGAGGAAACTTTTACCGGTATCACGACGACCGATGAGGACGATAACGGGTCCTTTATTTTCGTCGGGTCTAAAGCTGATGGATCGCATATCGAATTTTCCTAATTCTAAATTCATTTGGATTGATTTATATTTTTTCGATAAAATGGAGAGAAGAGAGAAAAATAAAAATATGTATTTGAATAAATAAATAGAATATTTATAATTATAGATAATGAGATAATGAAATAAAATATTTGATTAATTTAAACTAATTGTAATTTCAAAGAAAAAGCAAGGACAAATAAGATAAAATAAGACAAAACGATGTCAACAAAAAAATATAGAAAAGGTAAAAATTGTAAAACAAGGAAATTCTTATATCATCCGAATGATCCTAAAAAATCATTTGATGTGTATATTGATAAAAATCCGAGAGATACGATACATATAAAGTATCAAACGGTTGATGATGTAAAAACGACGATTCGCAAATTGGAGCGACTTTACAAGGATAAAAAGTATACACACAAACGCATATGGCAAGTTGGAATGATTATGAAGGTCCGATTAGAAGTGTTGAAGGAAAAAAAACCGAAGGAGTATCATTTAGCTAAAAAGTATTTTGAATTTTTAAGTGATAGAACAAAAATGGATGATAAAGATCGATACATTGCGAAATTTAAGGTATAAATAGTATAAATAATATAAGAGTGTTAACTTAAAATATTCTTATGAAAAATAAGTTTAAATACTTGTATTTTTCTATGTATAGACAGTATTAATTTCATTTTATCAATTATTTTAATTCAACATTTTCTATTTTTCTCTCGATCTCTCTAAAAATGACATATACAAAAGTAAATTCAAATGCATTTGAACTATATTATCAAAAGCCAAAGAACGAGAATCTTCTTAAAAATTTAGAAGAAACACGCATGGGACTTTCTCATTGTCAGAATTTTATTCCGCTATATTCTACTTTTTTTTCACTGAATGATACGAATTATAACTCTATTAATTTGAATCAATCATTTAGTATACAGTCAATTACTTACTGTGAATCTACTAGTGGATCCGGATCTCAAGAACAAGATAATCGACACTTTAAAAACATTGCAAACGCAAGTGTTAAAAAAAAAGATCACGATAATGTCGTTGACGTTCCTGTATTTTTCAAATTCTCTCCGCTTTTGGATCCTATAAAATATCTGGCAGGCAGTTATGATACACAAAATGAAGCGTTGCTCCATCTTCCAGAATTGCATTCTTTGCCGATTCCTAGTTCCAGGTCTGAAAAAGATGATAAAGATAAAGATAAAGAAAAAGACGGAAGTCATTATTGTCATTCAAAGGTTTTAGACGCGAATAATTCCGCGTATGTGGACGGTTTTTTTTCTTATTTATCTAGTCAGTTGCTGCATGCTCATGAATTTATACACGGCATTGATTTTTATGGCTCCTATTTGGCGATTCAAAAAGATTTTATAGTGAATATCTTTGACGATCAAGAGTATTTGATGAAGAATGAGTTTTTTAAAGATAAGAACGGGCTGCTGTTTTATTATGATGAATCAGAATGCGAAAAGTTTTTGGAATGGAATCAAGAGAGAAGAGAGAAAAATAGAAAACAGACAAGAAGTTTAAATTCTAAAATAAAAATATTGAATACGGTTGAAATTGTAGCCGAAGAGTTACAGTTAGAGCAAGAGCAAGAGCAAGAACAACAGGAAGAGCAAAACAATGGACTAGAAGAACTTACACTTGTTGATGTATCTAATTCTGACATTTTTAACATTCAAGATGACGCAAAAGAAGAAAAAGAAGAAAAAGAAAATAGAAACGGAAAGCTAAACATTCATTCCTATAGTGATTCAGAACATGGATTGTCATCATCCTCATCGTCTTCATGTTCTTCGCGTTCGTCACATACAACCAATGAATCTCTTTATAATATGAGCGACAGTGATTCTGTCAGTCAAGATGGAAGCGATCATAGTAGTTACTATAATAGCGAAGATGAAGATTGTAATGGACCTGAAGAAGAAGAAGAAGAAATACTGAATGCTACCATTTATAATTTTCCAGTGGAAGTGATTGCGCTCGAGCGCTGCAAGCAAACACTCGATTGGTTAATGGTAAATGACATTCTCTCAGATGGAGAATGGGAAGCTGCACTCATGCAAATTGTAATGACGTTGGCAACGTATCAAAAAGCGTTTGCATTTACGCACAATGATTTGCATACCAATAATGTAATGTTTAATGAAACGGATAAAAAATTTATATATTATTTGTTCAATAAAAAATTCTACAAGGTTCCGACGTTTGGTAGAATATTTAAAATTATTGATTTTGGTCGCGCCATTTACAAGTTCAATTCAAAGTTGATATGCAGTGATAGTTTTCACAAGAGCGGAGATGCTGCGACTCAATACAACTGTGAACCGTATTATAATGAAAAAAAGCCGATTGTTGAACCAAATTATAGTTTTGATTTATGTAGATTGGGATGTTCTCTTTTTGATTTCTTTATAGACGATATAGACGAAGTAGAGGCCGAGTGTAAAAAGAGTCGACTGGTTGCCGTAATTGTTGACTGGATTACGGATGATAACGGGCGTAATATTTTGTACAAACAAAGCGGAATTGACCGGTATCCGGATTTTAAATTGTACAAGATGATTGCAAGAACAGTTCACAATAAAGTTCCGTCACAACAACTGCTGAAACATGCCGTTTTTACGCAGTATGAAATTCAACAAAAGAGTGTAAAAAAGTCAATGACAGTTTTAGATATTGATGCAATTCCAAGGTATGTTTCGAGTAAACAATAATTACGATGAAGAGAAAGCATTCAGTAAAAAAAAAGCATTCGGTAAAAAAAACATTCAGTAAAAAGAATTCTTCTAGAAAAAAGTAATTTTTCAATTAATTTTGTTATATTATAATATAAACGTGGTAATAATATCATTATATTATAACTAGATTTTTATATGGCTGCTGTTGGTCAGGTTCATCCTACTGACATTGTTTGTGGTGTAAATTTTAGTGGTCAAAATGTTGACTGTAGTACAAATCCTCCATTACAACAATTTTTAGTACCTTTTATAAATAGATTTTTGAATACATTTTTACAAGAATCTTTAGCGAAACCCAGTGTTACCGATATTATGAAGAAAGTTGTTAAACTGAAAAAGGGAATATTTTTTTTGTCTTCATCTTCTCAATATTATGATCTGTTTTTTCAATATATGACACAAGCTACACCAGTAACTATTGATGTTGGCGGCGTTCTCACACCTTTGTTTAACGTTGACTATTTGCCTGATGTTTCAGCACCAATCGGCAATATTACGCAAGATAATGTTGATATAAGAGTGGTAAAACTATATGTTTCGTCTCTTTCTTATCATATGTTGTCAATGATGGGTTGGATAAGAGATCCGATTGGAGATTTTTATGGGAATGTAGTATCACCAGGGTCGACAATACAAGGAGTATATAGAAAAATTTTACCGGTTAACGTTCGCGTTCCACAAAATGTCCAACAAGCTTGTATTCAACAAATTGGAAATACAATACAAAAAATATATTTCACACGCGGTGTTTTATTTTTTTCACTTGGCGGAGGATTTGATCAACGACCTGGGTATGTTACAAACTATATTGTAAATACTACGACACAGAATCCTCCCATTCCTTCAGGACATATTGTTTGGAATAATGTCGATCCATTAGCATCAACACAAATTTTGATGTCAACTTTTGACAAAAATAGAATGGATGTAGAATATATACTTCAATCTACTAACGTTATACGAATTCGAAGTGTAACACATGGCGGTGATTTTCAGAATTGGCAAGTTACACAACCGGCACAGGTTGTTAGTGACCAATATGTGCAATTTACTGTCACTCTTACTGATGGAGCATGGAGACCACAAAATAATCAAGAATGTAGAATTTTTCTAATGTCGTCTGATCAAACACTTCCAACATACCAAGATGAATTAACTCAAGAAATAAAAGGTTTTATAACACAAATAGGTGGTGTAAAAAAAATAAAAAATAAGAGTAGAAGAAATAAAAGTAGAAGAAATAAAAGTAGAAGAAATAAAAGTAGAATAAATAAAAGTAGAAGAAATAAAAGTAGAAGAAATAAAAGTAGAAGAAATAAAAGTAGAAGAAATAAAAGTAGAAGAAATAAAAGTAGAAGAAATAAAGGTAAATTTTAAAACAAAAAACTTATGTAAAACGTCGTCATACTAGACGAATACGTATGTATTGAGATTTATTTATTTTAACTTGCTGATATTATTTTATAAATTATTTTATGGATGAAGTGAATTAATTAGGGAGAGAATTTAAATAAGTTATTGTTTATTGGAACATAAAATCGAGGAAATACAAAATCAACCAATAATATATATATTTAATTAATAAGTTATTTTATAATTATAAAATATATAAAATATATAATAGATAGTAACGAAATAAATAAATGGTTTCAAAACCGAATGTAAATACTCCAAAACAAAATGCTCCATTAAACTTTAGGACATCCAATTCACTTACTACGACAAAAGTACCCCATTATGCTACCAAGGTCGACACGGCAAACAGTTCAGTTCCTGGGCTGCATCGCCCAAATACAAATGGTGTTCCATCAAATATAAATCAGGATGATTTTAAAGGTCCAGAATTTAAAGCGCGCCCTATAAAACACTGGAGACGCCAACATATTCCGACTGCAGTTGCCAATGCAATGAATACAGTAACAGGTGTAATTACAAATCCAGAAGCGTATGTCGCTTCTTCATCATCTGGGCGACGAACTGCGACGGTTGGACTTCTCATGGACCGTCCTGGTGCAGTTTCATATCTTGGAACCAACTCAGATTGCAAGTGCGTCGAACCCGGCGGAAATTCTTATACGATTAGCGAGCAATTCGGTGACAATGGAAAAGCATCGGGTACCACTGTTGAAAACCAAGGTTCTATAAGCATTGGTCAAGGAAATAACGCATATGAAATCAATACCGGAATTTACGAGACCAAGCGCATTTGTTGCAATCCGCAAAATAACGTGATTCGTAGCGCATCAACACTTTTAAGTCGGGCATATTATTCCGACACGACTGGATACCTAAAATCTCGTTGTAAAACGTATCAGCAAAATACATCCATTAATCGCGCAGCAGGTGTCCAGTATACTGGCGCCGATTCTGAACTGTTATGGCCAACCAGCAGCGCAACTGGTCCTCAAGTATATCGTACCAATGACACATTTCAACCGCGCGTAAACCCGTATGCATGCAATAACACGGGTGGTGCGTCAACTGTTATTTTTAAACCGAACAATCGTCAATACTCGGTTCAAGGTGCAGTGGATAGCAGTACAAGAATCGAGAAGTTAAAGCTGAATACAATTAATACAAATGCCAATTCTCTAAGAACCGCTTTCGGAAACGAGGCAGCAAGCGCATGCAGATTTACAGGAAGTAGTGACACGCCTTTTTTCCTTAAAAATAAATACCAGCCGCCAATTTGTAGTCAAACAAACACAGTTAGTATGTATCGACAGAACAAACGCATATGCAGTTTATAGCTGCATATAGCTGCATGTTCATACTCTAAACTTGTGGAGGGATTGTGGTAACGTTATTGTCTAAGTAAGGACATTTTACGGTACTGGGTTTAAACGTAAAACAGTTGTTGGCCATATCCTTGTATTGAAACATGTCTTGATTATCAACTGTGGGGTAGACAACAACGGAACGCTGAGATGGCGAAGACAAGTGAATAAATAACATGCCTACAAGAAAACTTATGATGAATACTTTTATAGAGAGATATTTCATAATGTTATTACAATATATATAATATTATTGTATCTACTGATTTTAGTAATGTTAATGTTATGAATTATATTTCACTTAATATATACAATAGATAAAAAATATTTTTATACATGAAAAATATTTTTTAAGCAAAAAATAAAAATAACGTGTAATAATAAGATTACTCAATCAAATTTAAATCATGATCAACATACAAGAATGGATGCACAAATCGAATAGCAAATACATTATATCAATTATTCTCGGGCTTGGACTTGCCGCATTATTTAGAAAAGCGTGCAAAGATGGAAATTGTCTTCATTTTGAATCGCCGCCAATTAAAGATGTGACAAATGGACAAATTTATAAATATGGAAACGAATGTTACAAGTATAACATTTCGACCCAAAAATGTGATTCAAATAAGAAAACGGTGGAATTAAGTAACGGATTGCGTAATATGGTCTAGTATAATTTTATTCCATATATTTAGAAGAAATTTATTCATAAAATTATACAACATAAAAAATATTTATAAAAAAGAATTAAGGAATTATGACCGATACAACAAGCATTGATGATTTGCCCGGAGTTCCGGCCACTGCAACACAGGGTTCCGGACTTGTTCAAAATCAGAAACCAGAAATTCCCATTCAAACGTACAATCCAAATATTGCGGGAGCTCAAATACCATTACAACAACAGCAGCAACAACAGCAACAGCAACAAGGTCCTCCCCCTCAAACAACCGTTGCATCAAATATGAATGTAAATGAGTTTGTCTCAGGGTTGCAGCGTGCCACGTCTTCCGGGTTGACAGCTTTGCCCATTCGCGACGTTCCAAGAAACACCGAATCCGTCGTTTCAGATGAACAAACTGTTCCAAATTACATTCCAAGAGACCCGGTGGACTACATTCGCGATCACCATGAAAACACTCGTTCTTTTATGGACCATCGTGCGCGATCGGCAAACCAATCAGAATCACTCGACGTCATTTATGACACGCTACAAGTGCCGATTCTTCTGGCGATTCTTTATTTCACATTCCAGCTGCCAGTGATGCGTAAATACTTGCTTTTATATTTGCCCAGTATTTTTAACAAGGATGGCAATCACAATCTCTCTGGACTTCTTTTTGTAAGCGTTTTATTTTCATGCACGTATTACGGTATCAACTTTGTTCTAAACCAGTTTGTTTTGGACTCGGAATAATTATGTGTTGATTAAGTTATCCATTTTCCTAAAACATCTTATTTTGAGTTGATTGCGTTCTTTTGCGGCGATGGCGTTTATTTTTTCGACTTTTTTTATATTTATAATTGTATTTATGTTTGTATTTATTTTTTCGAGATTTATTATTAAAACGTTTTGAACCGCCTGCGTCTGCTGCTCTTCGTATTAATCTTTGTAGCGCTGGCATTGTTCCTGCTCTTAATTGTAATCCCCTTAGCGATGGCATAAAATATATATCATTCTTCTTAAAAAAAAAAGTTGAAAGTTGTGATTTGATAATATTTATAACTGTTCTACTTTCAACAACTTTGCTTTCGTCATATGGTAAAAATTCTAAAATAAAACTATTTGGTTTCCCGCGTGCGATTTCTTGACGAAGAATTTCATCTAAATCTTGAATTTGTATATAAAAAAAAAATCCACTCATTGAAAGGACATGATACGAGAGAAAAAGTAAGTAAAAAATTTCAAATTTTTGAAATTTTGAAGTTGTGGAAATTGTAAAAAGCTTATCATCCAAATATAATTTGATTGCATCCGCCTCTTCTTGTAGTTGCTTCCTGTGAAATTCTTGCGTCGCATGTGGAAAAAAACTCTGGGTTATATCTTCCAATTTCTTTTCCAATTTCTTTTTTGAAGCTATAAAACGCGACTCAATTAAAACCGCATGTTCATCTACGGCATCGGCGCCTAAATCTGTATAAGCAACAGGAACAACATCAGGATCATCGTATAATAATTGACGACCAACATTTTTTGGAAAAAAATATAATTCAGAGTCGGACGACTCAACCACCCATTGGTGCATTTTAACATTTGTAGACAATATTGTGTGAAGTAACTCGTCGTATCCGCTCGCCGTGAATGATTCACTCTCATTTGTTGTTGAATTAAAAATTATTTCCTTTAATATTAATATTAATGGATTCAGTTCTCTGGTGTATCCAATACAATAATACTGAATAAAAAAATCTACAAAAGAATTTATCATTAATATAATAGCTTCATTCGCTTCAACGATCAATCGAACTTGAGGGTCAGTTTGGATCACATGATTTAATGCATCACCCCTGTCCGGTTCTTCTGACTGCGGAGCCGATAGAGTCAGCGGCATACGCGAAAAACAACTGGGTGACATACTATATTTTATGTTTAGATTTTTGATTTCCAATCTAGGTATATCAGCTCTCAAACTTTCTCCATACGAATTGTCGGGTTGTGCTTCCATTTTACAATATATTATATTTATATATTTATTTTATTTTCGTTACAATTCACTTTCATTTTTCAGAACGTGAACGCCCTTTCGATTTTCTTTTCTTCGTTGAACCAAATTTGCCCTTTTTAGTAAAATAACCATATTTTTCGAGACGCATTTCTTTTTTGGCGGTAATGTGTTTTTTTTTGCTGACAATATATCCCTCTTTATTATAAACCAGTTGATTTTTTGTTAGTTCGCCGGTTGTCATATACGCGGTTCCATTCATAACTTGAGTTCGTGAACCACGAATTTTTTGGTATGTGTTTCCTTTAATATTGTATAACCCGGTTTTTTCATCTCTTGTATATCCCATTTTTTAATTTATATGCAGTTATATGCAGTATAATGTAAATACGAATATATTGATTGTATATAATATAACATTATAAAATATATTTTAAATTAAATAATTTAAACAAATAAAAATTAAATTATTTAAATCGATAAAAATTTAAATAATTTAAAGGAATAAAAATCGTCCTCAACAGGATTCGAACCTGTGCGGGAATAAACCCATCTGCTTAGTAGGCAGGCCCAATAGCCACTATGGGATGAGGACTTATTTTTGCCTTAATAATCAATTATTTTATATATATTATATTAAATGGAAAATAACGTTTTCATAAATTTAATGCTCATAAATTTAAATGCTCATAAATTTAATGCTTTTTGTGTGATTTTCCACGGTGAGATTTCTTGCTACGCGTTTTCTTATCTCCAACGAAAACGGAACCGAATTTCCCTTTGCCAATTGGAACCCAACCGGCTTTCTTGAGACGATTTTCACGTTTGGCGGTGGCGTGTTTGCGCCTGGAAACGATTCTGCCGTATTTGTTGTACATGAGATGTTTCTTGGTCAAACCGCCTACAGTTTTGTAGGCGGTGCCATGCATAACTTGAGATCTAGATCCCCGAACAACAGAGTAAGTATGTCCGGCAAGGTGGTACATTCCATCAGAACCCTTCTTTACCATTTTTGTTAATTAATAATTAAAAAACTTCTAAATATTTATTTATAATGTATCATAAGAAAATAAAAAAATATTTATGTATTAAAATAAAAATTAAACATAATTAAAAACATATTTTACATAATATATAGAACAAACAAACATAATGGTAATACTAATTCCCAACAATAATAATCCGACAAGAAAAGAAATTGATGCATTTATTTGTAAAATGCTCGAATCTAACTTTCATGATATTTTAAATTGCATTATTAGAGAGATTAATGATAAAAGTTGCGCGGGCGCACTGCTTCATCCGGCCGAAGAATATTTCATCAACAGCGCGAAAAACATGTCGCTTGAGGACCTCCAATTGCCGGACCAACACTACAGTTTTGATATGGAACATAACGGTTTGTAGATGAGTATCCGGGTCCCGAACCTCCTGGACAACCTGCCCATTTACCAAATGCGTTGAGCTGTTGATTTGCAAACTGCACTCGACCTCCACCTTGAAATCGCGACGTGTTAATAATAATGGAATTTCTTACATATCTCGGCACCAAACTTGTGTTGGCGTCATCAATATTATATTGAAAAACGGGAAGAGGACAGTTCCCTCTACATAAACTGCGTCCTTTAATGTAAACCATATTATGTATTATATTTATAATTAATAATATTTAATAAATATTATTCATTAAATATGATATTTATTAAATATAATGTGTGTGTTTATTCTTTAAAATCGTTTATTTTTTCTTCTAAATTATTTAATATTTTTTTAAGTGTAACAGGAAGACGATCGCCGAATTTACTATAAAAATCTTTAATTTGTGTAATATATTCTCTCCAGCCATTAACATCAACATTTAAAATAAATTCAAGGTCGTGTTTTGAAATAGTTAATGATGCAACATCAATATCATCAATGTGAGGTAAATGTCCAATCGGCGTTTTTCTCGTTAACGGTAATTTGCCATCGATGCGTTCAGATATCCATTTTAATACTCGTGAATTTTCACTAAATCCTGGCCAAATAAATTTACCATTTTCATTGCGCCTAAACCAGTTTACAATAAAAATTTTTGGTAGATTATTTTTATTCGTTTTTTGCCCCATTTTTAACCAATGATGAAAATAATCAGCCATATTATAGCCACAAAACGGCAACATCGCCATTGGATCAAAACGGAGTTTACCTATTTCACCACCGGCCGCAGCTGTTGTTTCGCTCGCCATAACCGACCCCCAAAATACACCATGTTCCCAGTCGAATGCCTCGGCAACTAGCGGCATTGTGGTAGTACGACGTCCTCCAAAAATAATTGCCGAAATAGGTACGCCATTTGGATCTTCCCATTCTGGCGCAATGCACTGACATTGATTTGCAGGAACAGTGAAACGTGAATTTGGATGAGCAGCCGGCGACTGTTTTTGATTTGTATCGTCATTCGGAATCCAGATCTGATTTTGCCAATCGATTACCATACCTGGTGTAGTTTCTGTCATTCCTTCCCACCAAACGTCTCCTTCAGCTGTGGTTGCGGTATTTGTAAATATGCAATTCGCATGTAAGGTGTTCATGGCATTTGCATTTGTATTCCATCCAGTACCAGTGGCTACTCCAAAAAACCCGCTTTCCGGATTAATGGCATACAACTTACCATCTGCGCCGAATTTCATCCAACATATGTCGTCTCCAATTGTTTCTACTTTCCAACCCGGAATGGATGGAGTCATCATTGCCATGTTTGTTTTACCACAAGCAGAAGGAAACGCTGCAGCAATATATTTAACTCGTCCCTCTGGATTAGTTAATTTTAAAATCAACATGTGTTCTGCCAACCACTCATTATCGCGCCCCATTACTGAAGCTATTCGTAATGCGAGACACTTTTTTCCTAATAAAGCATTTCCTCCATATCCTGAACCAAACGACCAAATTTCACGAGTTTCTGGAAAATGAACAATGTATTTGTTTTCATTATTACAAGGCCATGGGACATCCGATGCGTTGTCAAATAACGGTGCGCCAACAGAATGAATGCAAGGAATCCATTCTTTATTCTCATTTGTAATTACATCTAAAACAAGTTTCCCCATTCGTGTCATAATTCTCATATTAACAACTACATATGCCGAATCTGTAATTTGTATTCCAATGTGAGACATATTTGAATTTAGAGGACCCATCCTGAACGGAATAACATACATTGTCCGCCCTTTCATTGCACCATCAAACAATGAATGTAACTTTTTACGCATGACTTCTGGTTCATGCCAGTTATTTGTAGGACCTGCATCAACGCAATTTTTTGAACAAATAAATGTACATTCTTCAACACGCGCAACATCTTTTGGATCGCTGTTTGCAACATATGAGTTTGGCCTAAACTGGTCATTTAATTTTTTAAAAGTACCAGAAACAACCAATTGTTGACATAAAGTATTATACTCTTCCTGAGAACCATTACACCAATAAATGCGTTCTGGTTGTAATATTTTTTCCCACTGTTCTACCCATTCAATTAATTTTTTATTATTAATATTATGCATAATATTTAATACTAATTACTCTAATTACTAATAATAAATTGCCTTTATTTAATTATTATTACTTGATATTATTATTTTCAAGTAATGTTTTTTTTCCGTGACAATTCCTACATAATGCTATTAAATTACTTATTTCGTTGCTTCCTCCTTTAAATAAAGGAATATAGTGGTCAATTTCGTATGTATAGTCGAGAGTTTGGCTGCATGATCCGCACTTCCATTGTTGGTTACTTGCCACCATTTTTTTTGTCAGTGACGATACATTTCGTTTATGTATTTTACATTTTTTTTCGTTTTCATTTTTTAAAACATCATATTCTTCTTCTGTGATAATGACATAAGGTGATAAATCGAGTTCATTTTTTTTATTTTCAATATGCGCGTTTTCATTATTGATCATTTTACCACTACTGTTGTACAAATAATACACTCCGTTATACGATTGGTATACAACCCATGACCCTATTTTAAATACGCATTTACATAAAACACTAGATGCCATATCTAATAAAAATAAAAAAACCATTTTAAAAATATTTTTTAAATATTATTTTTAAATACCTTTTAAAATAATTGTATTCCTATTATTATATTTATATTTTATTTTTTTTTATTATAAATTGATACAAGCAACTATAAATCTATTTATAATAAAAATTGAAATCTACAATGTTCAATGTTATAACAGTAAGAAATCAACCAACTCATCAACTTTTATAATGTCCGAACAATTGAGAATGGAGATCAACGGTACACCATATTATGTCAAATCAAAAGGGAATGTTCCTTATCTTTACGACATCGATACACATGATGAAGTTGGATACTGGTCTTCAAAAAAGGGTCAATACATAATGTTTTCACTTTATAATAGAATCATGAAAAAGAAATATGAAAACGATACGGATGGAACAGCAAGTTGTTCAAGCGATTCAACTGCGGAAACAGACGACGACTCAAAATCAGAGTCATCGTCACAACAAGAAGAAGATTCACAAGATTCACAAGAAGAAGAAGAAGAAGAAGAAGAAGAAGAGTCGCGCATAAAAATAAAAAATCAAATGAATACATATTCGTTGATGTTTCTATTTCTTATATTATTCGTATATTTGACTCTTCAAAAGGAATTTCAGTCCATATATTTTGACTTTATCTTCTTGATACTTATAAATTTATTGAATACATTAAAAGTTTTTGAGATGTTGAATGACGAGTAAAAAAAACAGGTTGGTCAACGACAATATTACGTTGTTGGGTTGGTGATATTAACAACTTAAATTTTACATTTTAATTACGTGATTTATTTCATTTTTTTAATTCGGAATTCTCTCGAAGTACTTTTCCATAAAGTTCTTTTAATTTCCCCAATTGTTCTTTCAATTTATAGTTTTCATCTTGTAAATCAAAAATCATTTTTTGTTGAATATCAATTCTTTTAAATATTTCGGGGTTTGTTTTTGCAATTTCATCATACCGTTTTATCTTTTCATCTTGTTTTTCAATTGCGTCTCGTTTCATTTCTTCTTTTTTTTTCATTAATATTTTTGTTTCCTTCATAACATCCGGTTTCATTTCAGGTTCGCCAGCAGGGTATGCAACAAGTAATGAATCAAGGTTCATAAAAAAATCAACAACGCTGGCATCTTTAATGAAATCTTGGACTGTCTTTTCAGAGATACGCATAACATGACTAAACGGATCCTGCAACAAAGTTCGCTTATCAAATGTATTATGACGATGAGAAAAAACTAAAATTGTCTTCGTCGAATCCAATTGAACAAATGGAACAGTGTATCCTTTTAAAAATTCTCGCTCTTCTGCCAAACACGCATCATTATTATATTGATGTTCATTTAATAACTCTTTTCGAAACGCAAATGTGCCTGCTGTGGCATGATTCGGCCCATAAGGTCCAAACTGCACCATTTGATTTGTATCTTTGAAATAAATATACATTTCACTGCTGCCGGCACATAATGCGGACGGATTTTTTTGTAACACTTCTACCGCATGTGATACCCGTTCAGGCGGATAGTAATCATCGTCGTCCATATACACAATGATGGATCCGCGCGTTTTTTTATGCATTATATTTCGTTTTTTTCCGAGAGACATTTTTTTATCAAATTTGAAATACGACACAAGTGGATGATGAGCAACCATATCTTCAATTTTATCGGTTCCATCGTCAATAATAATCCATTCCATTCTCTCTTTGGGATACGTTTGATTGTCAATACATTTTATTAAATTATGAATAAATGGTCTTCGATTAAATGTTGGTGTGCATATACTAACAAACGGTAACTCAGATATAGACATATTATTTACAATCGCAATCACATGTATTAACCATATATGTGATTTTATCTTTAGATTTATTTATTATTAATTTATTTAAAATTATTTAATAACTAAAATGGAACTATCGAATTATCGAACTATCGAATTATCGAATTATCGAATTATCGAACTATCGAATTATCGAATTATCGAATTATCGAATTATCGAATTATCGAATTATCGAATTATCGAATTATAAAAAATACATGTTGATTAGGTACAGTGTAACGGCAAATAATACATAATACGGTTCATTACCACTCAAATACGTAAATGCGTTCATTATCATTCCCAAACTAAATAATAACATCATTAGGGATTTTTTCCTTTTAAATATTTGAAATACCATCTTTGAATTTGTTTGAGCATCCACTTGCACGAATGGAACCCATAAAAACATGATAATAGATTGAAGAATAAATCCAAAAAAGTTCAAAAGGGGAGGTATCCATGATAAAAAACAAAGTCCAAATGTCCACGCTAGACCAAACAAAACGAATCCAGAATTATACATTTGAAACACATATGTCAAAAAGAATCCTATAAATCCTGAAAATAATCCAAAAATAAACATGAAGATAATTCCGATGATCATTATAATATTTTCTATAATTTCTATAGTGTTATAACTATCACTCTGGTCTTGTCGGACAACCAAGTTTAATTTTTTACATACTGTTTTAATTATGGCTCTAAATGCGGCATACGTATTTTTAGAAGACATGGCAAGCCAAAATGAAAACGGCCTGTATCCAAAAAATGAACTAGAATTTACTTCTCGTTTTATGACACCACATGTTTTAGAGCATGTGTTTCCTTCACTATCTCCCGGTTCGCAATACAAATTATAAGGAAAGCCGAAAGAAAATAATGCGTCATCATCGATTTCAACACGTTGCGCACCTTGACCTCCTAAATTCGAATCAGATGGAGTGCAATATGGATACGCATTAACATCCGATGGCATAAATGCATTTAAAAATGTAGGCGATTTTGACATGTGAACCAATGTTAAAAATGATGAACCCAAATATCCTATAATGCATATTTGAATAAACAAAAAAAATAAACTCTTAAAAAAATCAGCATATTGCGCAATTGATGGATTCATATTAGAATTGTTGTCAGAATTGTCGGAAGTAGATTCGTTCGTCGAATCATTTGTGCTAGTATTATTAGAAGTGTCTGATGTTATCGGCGTTGTTGGGTTTCCAGATGCATCAACTGAAGACGGTGATGAAAATAATGAAAATGATTCTAAATTCGGCGAAAATAATTCTTTAATACTTGTTGTCCCTCCTAATAATGACGAAATCATTTTTATAGAAAATATATCTTTCGAATACTTATTATATTATAATTATAATTAAAATATATTTTCTTTTTTATATTTCAAATGAATGAAATGAATCAGAATCATTCATCATTTTCTCTCTAATCTCTCTAAAACTTTTCCTTAAAACAAAAAATGAAGTATACAACTTCGAAATCGTTCAGCATTCAAATTTATAATAGTTTACGATTTTGAATTGTAGAGAGATGAGAGAGAAAATGATTTAATGTTTAAATAAAAAAAAATAAAGTTAAAAAAAAATAAAGTTTAAAAAAAATAAAAATAAAAAAGTCAAAAAATCAAAAATAAATGAAATTATATTTTAATTTTCTTTTTTATATCGATATTTCTATAGATTTACATTTTCATAATATTTGTCATAAAATTTTTTGATGTCTTTATATATGGATTCAGACACATTCATTCCAAGCAGCGATTCCAAATGTGGCGCATAGCCGAGTTGGTAATCTGCGATTCGAATAAACGTATAATCAAACAACATGTAGTTCAGCGTTCGAATCCTGCGACGATCAATGTGAATTTTCAGTTCAAATAAACTAGATATCACAAGATCAAAAATTGTTGGGGTTAATAAATTCCTTAACAGCTTTACAGAAGCTGGTCGTTAAAAGCGACATTAAAAACCGGCATGGCGCAGAGGTTAGCGCGCGGGGCTCATAACTCCGAGGTCACTCGATCGAAACGGGTTGTCGGTATCTCATCCTTAGTAGCTTTAAAGAAGCTGGCTGTCATAGCGCAAGCGACATAAAACTTGAGCAACATCAATCCCCTGTAGCGCAGTGGAAGCGCGCCGTAAAACACCGTCTGTCATCATCACGATGTTTAAACATCCGACAGATAGATGGTTATCGCCTTATGAGCCGGAGGTCACACGATCGAAACGTGTCGGGGGAATTTAAATCTTCGCCAGCTTTAAAGAAGCTGGTTGTCATAACTAAGAGACATTAAACACAGTAACCAAGCCGGTGTAGCTGAGTGGCAGAGCGCCTAAAAACCCGTCTCTTGCACCATGACTCAAAACGTCCGAATTAGAGATGGTTATCCGCTCATAACGGGGAGGACGTAAGATCGAAACTTATCGCCGGCATACATACATTCCAATTCAATAGCTTTACAGAAGCTACTCGTTGCAACACTGCATTGCAACACTAAACCACTCTCATGGCGAGCGGCTTATCGTCGAATATCTCCAAGACAGTCATGTGTCCGAACTTTCGATGGTTATCTCTTTCTCATTAAAAGGCGAGCATCGGATCGATACCGATGGGTGGTACAAACCGGCATGGCGCAGAGGCAGCGCGCGGGGCTCATAACCCCGAGGTCACTCGATCGAAACGGGTTGCCGGTATTTTTTATTTTTTTTTATATAAAAATAACTAAAACATTTTTAATAAAATAATTATTTTAATAACAAGCAAATTTCATTATAATACACCGATTTACATAATAATAATAATATATATTCAAATATACTTAAAGATGTCTCGCTAATAATGTTATAAGCAAGCAATCATATAAGATGGCAACAGCAACAGCATGTGGTAAAAAATTGGCGGGATGTGTAAAGTGGTTCAATATGAAGACAGGATTTGGGTTTTTGAGTGTTGTTCAGAGTGTGTGTGGAAGTGATCTCAAGGTTGGAAGTGAGATTTTCGTTCATCATTCGAACGTGAAGGTTGCAGAAGAGCAGTATCGGTTTTTGGTGCAGGGCGAGTATGTTGAGTTTGATGTTTCAAATGTCGCCAACGGCCAGCATTCTTGTCAGGCAGTGAATGTTACTGGAATGTTTGGAGGCAAGTTGATGTGTGAGACCCGCAATGATGCTCGCCAACAGCAACATGGAGGAGACAGAGAAGATGGTGGTCACGATGACTCATATGTTCCTGTTTTGAGACGTAGTTCATCAACTTCGGATGTTCAATCCCGATCTTCATTTTCCAGATCAGGAGATTATTCTCGCGGTGGACAGCGTGGTGGTAGGAGATAATTAATCAGCTAAATGAAGTGATTATAAAAATAAAAATATAAAAACATCAAAAATATAAAAACATCAAAAATATAAAAACATTAAAAATATAAAAAAAATAATTCAATATATGTGAATTATTTTTTATTTCATTCGTTTATTTGCGAGAAGGTATGCCTTCTTTTTATGATCACATCCGTTTTTTAAAATATGAAAATCGACAATTGCAGCATTTCCGCCGGTAACAGAACTTGCTAAACGCGCTAGCCCCCATGAGCGCGCAGTTTGGTTGGGCCTTGATCCTGAAGAATAATAAGCGCCTTCGCCCTTTTTGACAATTTGATTGAGCGCGTTTAAAGAACACCCTGTTTTTCGTGCAAGTTCTTGATTTGGAATAATATTTTTTACACCGTATATTCGTTCTGCATTTTGAATATGAGACGATTTTTTATTTTTAAAGGATGCTACTGTTTTCCGAGTAAAATATTTCTTATTTTTATACATTCGTCTTGATTTTTTCAACATTTTTAATTGAAGCTGTTTATCTTTGTTAGACAAGTGTTGGGGAATATAACGGTTTGGTATTTTACGCAATTTATTTTTTTTTCTAGTATACTCTCTAATTTTCATTTTTATTTATGCAATATTTATTTCCAATATTTAATTCTCTCTATAATTTTACAAATATTATTTTTTATAAAACTCAAATAAAAAATAATATTTTTAACATTTACATTTACTATTTACTTACCTGATTTATTTTTAATATAAATTGATAAACTGATAAACTGAAATTTCATTTTATTTTTTAATTTCAGCATCGAACCATACCGAATTCTCTTTCAGAATTCGGGGATGCAAAAGCTGATGTTGCTAATTGATGCTTCAATTTCCAATTTTCAATCACGGTATCCTTAAGTTCAATATCCTTTTTGTGAAGATTGTCCTTGTATTCAATTTGTAGTTTGAGACGAACAATCTCATTTTCATATTCTTTTATTCTGTCTTTCAACTCGGCAATTTGTTTTTGAAGCCCGAGCGTTGCGCCGGCAAAATCATCACCAATTCGACGATACATTTTCTTCATATTTGCAAACTGTTTGTCATCAAGAACAATGAGCTCGTTGAATCCTTGTGTCGTTTTTTTCACGCGCACTTCAAATGCAGCGCACATTTCGCGCACCTCGTTTTCGGCTTCTGATGTGTATTTTGTATCAATAATGTGAAACGTCCCAATTGTCATCGTAACACCGGGCAGTTTTGAATATTCGGCTTCGAGTTCAATGACACGGCGCGACAAATCTTCTGTGAATCCAAACTTGTAAACGGTTGACTCGTCTGGTTTACTAGCTGAAATTTCAAATGTTTCGCGCAGTTCGCGCACTTTTCCGAGTGACATTAAATAAATGGACGGGAATGTCGCGGCGTGTTTGTCGAAAATCGCCTTTAATGTGCGCGGAGATGTGTTTAAAACTTCGGCGCCGAGTTTCATCTTTTGGTCCCTTGTCCCCATTTGAATCGTGAAGAGCTTGTTTGTAGCCCATTTTATGAAAATGGTTGTATTTTTATTTCGAGACGCTAATAAAACACGTAACATGCCTTGATATGTTAGAAACAAGCATTTTTTAATCGTCCAAGACACATCATTGATGTGTTTCGAACGAATAAACATTGTTTTAAAATCAATATTTCTTGTATATCCACGTTCTTTATTTATTAATGTATCATTCAATCTCAGCATTCCAAATCCAATGCTCACATCTTTCGCGTTGAAGTAAATTTTATCTTCGTGCCTTTCACCTCGTGTTTCAATTTCAATGACATTTCCATCTGCGTCGTGAAATTTTTCACCGTCATCTAAATGTAATAGTGGCGGAGCATTTTCAATCTCTTGTTGCTCTCCATTTTCTTCTTCCGATACTTGATCTTGATCTTCATTTTTATTAACGGTTTCATGATAATCGTTTTGTGGTGGTGGAGGCGGGGTTGTAAATTGCTGTTCTCCCTGTCCCCGCGATCGAATTGGTGATGATATCAGAACTGGTTGCTGTTGCATTATTGTGTTTACATTTACATTATTTATAGTTTTCTTTTTTTCGCCGCTGATAGAAGCAGTGCTACTTTCTAATTTAAAGTAGAATTGATCTACCCATTGTTTTGATATGAGAAGCTGGGCTTTCTTGCATGATTCGTCGGTTGGATTCCATTTTTTTGTTAATTTCTCGAATGTAGCAAAAGTGTATTCTTCCTTTGGAATTTTCTTTTTCGTAATAATATTTCTTGGTTTGGACGTGCATCCATAATAAAATTCGGGTTTATAAGCTAGTAAATCTTTTGAGTTGTAATATTCTTGTTCTCCCATTTGCAAAGGCAAAGGAGTCGGAGGAGCATTGACACAGGTAGAATCGACTGTGTCTTGCATTTTATTTTTTCTTATACTGATATACTTGTACTGGTAATAAAGTTATTATACAGTTTTCTATTTTATAAAAAATCAATTTTTATAAAATAAATTAAAAATAAAATAAAATTTATTTTACTTTCTGGACGATTTTCTAGCTTTCCTTTTTGACTTCTTGGAAGATTTTTTGGCTTTCCTGGAAGATTTTCTAACTTTTCTGGACACTTTTCCTCTGAAACCACCATCAGTAGATTCAAATGATGGATCAAAATCAAATGCAAATGGTGTCAGGGTTTCGTCGCCAATAAGAGGACGAATCCTCGGGTCACTAGAGAACAACTCTTTGTAAAGATCGTTATCGGGAGATATGTCGTTTTCGCTATTACCGTTGTCCGTTAGTGGAACCACTGGAGAAAGCGCATGGGAAACAGAAACGGGAACGATAACGGGAACGATAACGGGATCAGCTGCTTCTTCTGACCAATATCGTTGGTTGGCATAGTATACATTTTTTACATCATTTGGTGAGCGTTTATATTCTAGAGGCAATACATTACTCCATGTGTATCCGTCTGGCAATTGAAATTGATCAGATCCAAGTGTTTTACCTTGTTTTTTCGCCTCCATAAATATTCCTTTTAGAATATTAAGTTCTTCGATAGTGAATGCAGTGCGATTTAGACGAGGATCTAATTGATTTATCCAAATCTCTAGTATATGACTTCCTTTTATAGGGTCTCCGCTTCTAGTCGTGACAAGACCTGTAAGCTGTGTCGCAATTTTACTCCAGGGAATCTTTAATCTAACACTTGGATTAGTAGCCCTCCAACTGCTGCCATATTTTGTATCCAGATAACTTTCAACAATGTTTTTAATAATAGCACTGCGATTCGCCATTTTGTTTTATAATATATATATATTTTATTATAACTATTAATATATAATATTTTAACACTATTTACACTTCTTCTTTATTAAAAAAAATACTTCTAAATCTTTCCATTTCCTTATCTGTAAAAAGAGTTGTTAAAAAATCTTCAGGTGTTCGCGTTTCTTTCAACAAGTTAATAATCATGAAGAGCGAGTACATTCCGCATTCCGTATTACGTTTCTGATGCTCCTTGTTATTTACAACGTATTTGAAATGTAGGCCCAGCACTTTACCTTGTTTTATGATTTTTTTCACAAACTTTGTAATTTCTTTTGGAGGCGCGTCGCCGGTGCTGTCAAAGAAAAAGATAAACTGTTTTTTCATGTCAATAAATAGAGAGATCCAATGCGATCCTGTTAAATAATGAGGATCTGTATTAAACACAATGCCGATTTTATGTTTTGGATCGGCCGGATTCAAATAATTTTTCAGTTCAAAGTTGCACAACTCTTCAAAAACGCACGAGTTCTCTCCTTTTGGTGTTTTATCAAAATCAATTGGAGAGGGACCAAGAAATTCGAATGACGGAAACTTATCTTCATATTGTTTCATGACTTTTGTAATATCGACGCTGGATAACCACTCGTTTGGATTTTTTTTCCATGTTTTCGGACTTTCGGGGGCAAAATAATTGAATAAATTCTTCACTTCTTTGGATGCGGATGCGAGTTGGCGCAACCAACACGATTCTTTATTACAGACATTCCCAAATCCCGATTTTAATGAGTGCCATATTTCTTCAACGTCATTACTTTGTATCGCGGCGTCTGGATGTCGCGCGTTCCAACTATCTCGAAGTTGAAATAAAGCATTTGTCGTATAACAGGTAAAACTTTTTTCTTGAGTTGGTCCACATGATAATTTCTTAAATTCGCGTTCCATATTTACATTGTTTGCATTGTTTACATTGTTTGAATTGTTTGATTGTTTTATTTTTGTTCCCCCGATTTCATTTTGTCTAATTTCATTTTGTCTAATTTCATTTTGTCTAATTTCATTTTGTCTAATTTCATTTTGTCTAATTTCATTTTGAGACATCTTTTTATAAACAACCTAAATATAGTAATTATAGTTTTTTATTATATATTATCGATATAATTTGTTACATCAAAAGAAACTTTTTTATTTTTTTTCTTTTTTTTCTTTTCATTTATTTTTTCATTTATTTTTTCGCTTGAATTTTTTATCATTTTCTCTCCATTCTCTCCACTTTCAATGCTAGTAACTCTTTTTAAAATTTCATTTGATTGGTTTGATAACTCTTTCATTTTATCATTATCACCGATCTCGTTTATATCGTGAATATTCGAATCTATTCGCATCTTTTCTGCTGATTGGGACCTTGATTGTGGTTTTGGTTTTAATCCCTTATGTTTAAATGTCGGATCTCTCGGATTAAATGTAAATTGTTGTGGGTAAATAATGGGTTCGCTCCTTTTTACATTTTTTCGAATTATGTAGTTATCGAGCGTAATTTTCTTCACTTCTTTTGGTTTAAAACATAACTCGTTTGCTTTGTTTAATTCAAAAAGATCATTTTCATTTTTATTTTTGCATATGCATTTTTGATTTATATTTTCGTTATTTTGATTATGATTATCATCATCCGCATCCGTTATATCTAGACCTAGACACACGTAACATTTTTGTATCGTTTCGCTTTGGTCTGAAAATTTCAAATAAGATATACATGCGCGCATATACATGTTGAATGCTCCTACCAAAACATTTTGATTTTTATCATTTTCAATTTGTTCTTTGAAGAGATCTTTTGTCAGTGAGATAATTCTTTTCCTATAAAATCTTATATCTTTCTTAAACCCCGAATCATAATCCATGTTATTCTTTTTAAGATATTTTTCATATTGGGTCGTATTTACCATGTATGCTAATGTTACATCATCAATCATATTTAAACTGGTCGTTGAACCATTTTTATTAAAAGATGACTCAATTGCCATTTATATAAATGAATAATGTATAGTTATATTTTTTACGTAAATTATACATTATTTTATTTAGAAATGCGTTTTTTACTGCATCGATTTGTTTTACCCCAGACACAATTATTTTTTACACATTCGTCTTTATCTTTATGAGAAGGACATGCATGTGGTGGTGCATTTGCAGTTGTTTTTGATTTCGATTTCGTTTTTTTTCTTGTAGAACGTTTTTTGCTACATCTGTTTGTTTTGCCCCATACGCATTTTTTTTTAAGACAGATAACCTTGTCCTTTTGAGACGCGCAACTATCATCTACTGTTACTGTTTCACCACTTGCAGCAACTTTTTTTTTCCTTTGTACTATTGCTTTTGCTTCCGCTTGAACTGCTTCCGCTTGAACCGGTCGTGGTGGTGACGGCGTTTTATTTTTTTGCGGCGACGGCGTTTTAATCTTCGGAATAAAATCACTTAACATTTGTCGAACATGTTTTCCGTCAGGTTCCAGCGGAGAAACAAAATATTCAGGGCCATTATCTTCTAGCGCTTGTGTGAAATCATACATCTGTTGTTGATAGTCATCACTTCTTCGCACTTTTGGATTCGCCTTGAAATAATCTTCTATTTTCTGTTCAATATCAATGCCAAGTTGGTAGCTTATCGGTCTTCCTGATTTTTGGCTAATATATTTGAAACAATCATTATGAAACGCAGCTCCAATTCCGTCGTATTCTTCTTTTTTTTTAATTCCTTCTATCAAGACAATGGAATTTCTGAGTCCAAAGAGTCCACCTTTCTTTTTACCGTTTTTTATTGGAAACTGTCCATACCTATCATCGCCTTCTAATTCGATGACGGTACTCGTGTTGTCATCGAGTCCTAAAACATTTGAAAGCCACTTCAAATCGGTATTTCGCAAAGCATATAACTCATCATCTTCATCATCGTCGGTGGGTGGTTTTTGACCTTCAAACGGGGAATAAAAGGGTAAATTACACAGAGGACAAAAAACATCAAAAACGCCGCCACCTTTTTGTTTGAAGCAGCTCATTATAAAAATTATTTTATATTATAATTGAATATTTTATTTATACTCAATTGATAAAAACTGCTAAATAAATAAAATAAAATTTAATTATTGTCGCGATAACATTATAAATTTTTTATATCATAGCGCGTTGAATTATTGAAGAATTTTTTTGCAAGATTATGTTCGTTTGGATTATGTGGACAAAATGGCTCACGGCGAAACAGGTCGGGATGTGGTTGTTCCACATACTTTTCCGGAACTCGAACATTGTATAAGTCGCTTTTTGATGATGGTACATAATACGCTTGTTCGCAGTTTTGAAGCGCGAACACTTGGTTACGCAAAATGGATTCCGTGTTTACGTTCGATGAAAAGAGAGACCACGGCGCTTGCGCGTTGCCTGGATTGAATGTTTGTTCGGGATTAAACGTAGGAAATTGTTCTAATGGAACAGACGGAGTTGCGCGCTGGTCTAAAATGGGCATGATTGAATATTTTGTTAAAACGGGGCGCATGCTATATTGTGGCTGAAGCGGTGCGGATGGAATATTTCGAACGGATATGCGGTCGTTCAATTCTCTCGAGCGCTGTTGATTGCACAAGTACAATTTATTTACTACACCAAACATTTTAAAAGAATATATTTCTATTATTTATCTATTTTATCTATTTATTATTTATTTATATTTTAATAATATTTTAAAATAATTTAATAAAAAAATAAATAAAGTAATGAAACTGATTAGAATAAAAATAAATTGATTTTTTAAATCTTATATTTTAATATTTTAGATTAACGCGAGATAAAGATTTCGATGTTCCTTAAACTAATTCAAGGTCGATTCGTTCGGGGATTTGGAAAACAGATTCATACACAAATGTGTTTGACCGCATTGTTTGATCAGCGGCGTAGAGTTGAAAACGAATGGAAAAAAGTTGAAAACGATTGGAAAAATGTTGAAAACGAATGGGAAGATGACGAACACGAACAAAAACGAGCGTTTCACGAAGAAGATACACGTGTTCAAAAGCAGCAGCAGCAACGGCAGCAGCAGCACCAGCAGGAGCAACTCAAATGCGTGATAACAGGTAAGGCCAAACATCCAGGATCCCTTGACTGCAGCTGCAAAGGCATGTGTATGGCAAGAAAATCAGAAACGCACCTCATACATCATCAAGGATTATGAAGGAACGTCGGCATCATTCCAAAAAAATAAAAGATATACAATTGTGTAGAAGAGAGAAGAGAGATGAAAATAGAAAAAAAGATTCTACACATTTTTTTATACGTTTACATCGGTGGTGGAAAATTTGCATCTTTAAAATTTAGAGGAGAGCTATAATGATATTGCTGAAAAATGGCGCATATCTACCAAAAATCTGCAGTATTTTTCGAACAAAAGTTAGGTGTCTATAATGAGTTGTTGGTGACAGAGATTACAAATATTTATACGCATTCACAATTCGCTTCAATATATAGGAAGATTACAATTATCAGGACAACAACTGCCCCGGTTATCATCCCCCTTAGCAGTATAGCAAGATTTGACGTTTAATCTAGTCTCTGTCATACATACACGATAATCAGGATTATTATCATCATTCTTACATTTATAACCCTTTTCTATATAACTAAATGACTTTGGGATATAACTAGATTTACAATAGTCCGAATAAGGAAAATTATAAGATTCGCCAAAAAGCCCGTATAGATAGTAAGGAGTCCAACAACATGGACCGACCGCATAGTCATCAGGTCGTTTATTACAACCCGAGTAACAAACCCCTCCTGTAAGATATGGATAATCGCTTCTACAGTTAAATCTACACTGGTCGGGTACGCCTATTTTCATTTCACTTATTTCGGTATATCCACCACTGACAGTTGGTTCATAGTATAAAGTGGTAATAACGCTTCCTGGAGGACAAAAATACTCATAGTTCAGTTCACTATTAAAATGACTGTTTCCATAAAGTTGTAAATCGTCAATATCAAATCGAACTCTTTTATACATCCCGATTGGTATTTTTTTAACTAATGTATTTGAACACTTTCCCATCAATCTTATTTCTTTTGTTGATATGTAAAACGACATCTTGTTATTTTTATCTTTTTTTACTTTATTTATTACAAATGGATATCTTTTAAATCCAATTTCCATTATTGTTGTTGGCTTAAAATTGTCTACAATATTGAAATCGCGAATAAACTCATCTATATTTGTTAATTTTACATTACGTTGTTTATTCAAATTATAATCTACACTTGCAACCTTTTCTGGATTGTTTTTTATATATTCTAATGCACCTTTTGAACCTATAGGATGATCCCCTTCATTATCGGGATGTATCGGCATATATGTAAATGTTATTTTTTCATTCTTATTTTTATGAACCTGGTATGTTAAAATTTTATTTACACTATGAAATGTAATTTTATGAGTAGAATCATATATTTTTTTTACCTTAGTTATTTTTACGTCACCTTGCATAACAAATTCATACACTCTTCCCGATTCTCCTAAATACGTAGAATTTTTATTAAATGTTTCTAATTCACATTCATACATTTTTTTTTCATATAAGCTATTCATATATTTCATATGTTCGGTAGTTATGGTTTTCATATATTCGCCTGCTTCTTTAGATTCATTTTCATTTAAAATTTTAAATAATTCGTCTCCTTTATCTTTTATATCATTAAATATTCTTTCTTGAGAATTTTTTATAAAGTTATTGAAATCATTACTAAATGTTGAACAGTTTACATTCCTGTATTTAGTTTCGAACGTAGTTGTTAACTCATTCAATTTTTCTTTTACTATTGTATCAATAAAAGATTTAACATTCAGAAACTGTAAAGAAAAAGACATTTTTATAAAAGTTTTAATATATATATTATATTATATATATTATATTATTATTATTAATTAGTATTAAATTGAAAAAATTAATATTAAATATAATATAGTAAATAAATACACTTAATAACAAAGAATATGGTACTACTTGCGATAAAAACGAATGAACAACGAGATGAACACGCCGAATTATTGGAACTGTTGAGACAGTGGTTTTTTTGGCTTGAATAAAAACTGGGCAAAATAAATATATATTTAATGAAACCAACATAGATAAAATACGATATATATATGTAACTTGAAAATTTGTAGATACGTAGTCAGTCAGTTAAATAAACTCCGATAAATGTGCGGTATTTTTTATTATGAAAATCGTTTGACCAAATATTTGGAAATGAAAAAATTGAAATCACTTCAACAAACATTTTATAAATCAAGTCATCGAGGACCAGATAACTCTATTTTTTTACATGAAAAAGTGACAGATCATTTTTCACACCGTTGTTTTGGATTTCATCGTTTATCAATTAATGGGCTAAGCAGTGCTGGAAATCAGCCACTTAAACTAAAAAATTGTACATTGATTTGCAACGGTGAAATTTACAATTATAAAGAGCTTATTCATGAATTTGATTTAGCGGAAGAGTACACTAGGGGTGGTTCAGATTGTGAAATTGTGATTCACTTGTATCGTAAAATCGGAATGGAGGAAGCGCTCAAACGATTGGATGGAGTGTTTGCTCTAACGCTGGTTGATCATGATACAAATGCCATGTATGTTGCGCGAGACCCATTTGGCATTCGTTCTTTATTTTATGGATCAGAATTTGGATTTGCGGCGGATATTACGGTTGCAAGTGAGCTAAAGTCAATGGATCATTGCATAGGTCATTATGTTAGTCAGTTTCCGTCGGGATGTTATGGCGTATACGAGCTCGGGACTTTAATGATTCGTCCTTATTATAGCGCGTTGCATAGTGCAAGACATGCGGATCCGGTTCTGGAACAGTATGCGCCATACAATTATGTATTTAAAACGATTGAAGATACGGAAGAAAATATTTGTGCAAATCTTAAGTTGCTATTGGAATCTGCCGTAAAGAAGCGACTCATGTCAGAACGCGGAGCAGTGGGATGTTTACTCTCTGGCGGTCTGGACAGCACACTTGTTACTGCCATCATGTGTAAATATATGGATCCTTCGAAATTAAACACGTATAGCATTGGTCTAAAGGGATCGGTAGATTTGATGTGGGCGCAACGCGCTGCAACTTATCTTGGGACACGTCATCACGAAATTTGTTTGTCAGAAAAAGAGTTTTTGGATGCAATTGAGGATACGGTGTATCAAATTGAAAGTTACGATACAACTTCGGTGCGCGCATCACTTCCGAATTTTTTAATTAGTAAATATATTTCACAGCATTCGGACGATGTTGTCATTTTTTGCGGTGACATGTCGGATGAGATTTTCGGATCATATCGCGGATTTACAAAAGCGCCAACAGATGAAGAATTCAAGCGTGAAAACGAGCGCATGATTCGCGATGTGCGTTATTTCGATTTACTGCGTTCGGACAAGACCATTTCTGGAGCGGGGCTAGAAGCGCGCGTTCCATTTGCAGACAAGGCATTTTTGAAATATGCAATGGAGATTCCGCCACGGTATAAGCGGTTTGATGATGAACGAATTGAAAAATACTTGCTTCGAAAGGCGTTTGACGGACAGGGATATTTACCGGATGATTTGCTTTGGAGACGCAAAGAAGCGTTTAGTGACGGGGTATCGGGTAATTCGGGAAGAACGTGGGTGCAAATGATTAAAGAGTATGTTGAAACCAAAGTATCAGATCTTGCATACGACGCGTATATAAAAACAATTAACGAGTTAAAAAATGACGCAATGAATGAAAATAACTTGCCGTACGACAAGGAGAGTTTTTATTATAGAAAGATATTTGAGATTTTTTTTCCAGAAAAAAGTGATAATGCGATTCCTTACTATTGGAGACACCCATTTTGTTCGAATATTGATCCTTCGGCGCGTTTGCTCGAATTCTATAAACAGTAATATACATTATACACTATATATTTATGATATCAATTGAGTAAACTGCGTTGCTAATAGTATTTATAAAACAATAATAAATACTATTAAAAATAATGATATAAGAAAGAAAGAAACATAAATTACTCAACGCAATGAAAAACATTTTTAAAAAATATAATATTTTTAATATTTTTAAATTTGATGATAATGAAACACTCTTGTCTTCATCTTCGCAATCGTCATTGTCATCGTCATCGCCTCGTTCAAGTAATTCATTAACACTATCATCACCTCGATTATCGCCTCGATCGTGTCCATTATCATCCGCTATAATTTTATCAGAAGAACAAGATTTAAAAGAAGAAAATATAGAAATCAATGAGAACAATGTGAATTTTGAAACATGTGAAAATGTTAAAATGGATTCATCTTGTATTTTTACAGTTGATGAAATTGTGAGCTGTATTATAAAACACGTTCAAGAAGCCGAACTTTACAATTTAACTCATTGGGATAATATGAGTAAATTCATGTTGAAATATACGATTACAAATATTCATAAACAATGCGAAAATGAATATTTAAAAGATTTAATAATGTATAAACAATATGAGGCATCTACATCTACATTTGATAAAAATCCAAATCCAAATGTATTAAAATTAAAATATGGAATGTTTAAACATAAGTATTTTAATCTGATGTTTCGAATTGACTGTGTTAATGACCAAATTTCAGGAGAAGATATTGTGAGTTCTACTCTCATGCAAAAATATCGGAATAAGTATCAAGACATTATAAGATTAGGAATCGTAATTCCGGTATATTGTCATATTAAACTATCAAGTCCACAGTTATATTATAGCGTCCAACCATGCATTACAAATTCAATTACATTTGATAAATGGATAGAATCTATAAAACACAAGGGCAATTTTGATGAAATTGTTTATGACGCATTTATACAATTATCCAGCATTTTGAAAGAGCTGCACGAAGTTGACTGCGTACACGGTGACATAAAACCGGCAAATATTCTGGTTGTACCAAAACAACCAAAACAAACACAAGTATCTATTTTCCTAATCGATTATGGTCTTTCTGGAATTCATGAAAAAACAAATAATGCGAGCGGTGGAACTCTTCCGTTTTGTGCTCCGGAAACGTATAATACAATTGCAAATAGAAAAAACGGAAATGATGTGATAAAATATCCACAACATTTCGAATACAACTGGATAAAGCATAATAAATCGCATGATATATGGTCTCTAGGGTTTATTTTTATGACGATTTACATATTTAAACATATAAAATTATATTATCATGAATATCCGAGTGATTTTTTTTTACCCTCGGGATACGTTTCGCCGAATTATTTGCGAATGGTAAAACACGAATACATTCGAGAGATATTAAGCGAACACATTCTTGTTGAACCATCGAAACGATGTGACATTTTTAAATTAAACGATCTTATTTTAAACCTGAGTTTCATGTAAATGTGCGCGTAACACAAAAAAATAGATATAATATTTTATTTTATAAATTTTTAAATATATCTATAAACATATAGATATATTAAATTAAGAGCAAAAGAAAAGTATGGTAAAATATGGATTACTGATCGGAATCAACTACAGAAATACCAACGATGAATTGTATGGTTGCATAAATGATGTCAATAATGTGAAAATATTTTTAGAATCGAAATTGGGATATACAAATTTTCTCATGTTAACAGACGATACGCCATTAAAACCAACAAAGAAGAACATTTTGAAGGCAATCGAATCACTTGTTCTAAAATTAAAATCAGGCGATGAAGCATGGTTCCATTATTCAGGTCATGGCGTTCTTATTTATGATCGTAATGGCGACGAAGAGAGCGGACAAGATAGTTGTTTATCTCCATTAGATTTCCAAAGAACGGGATTTATTAACGATGACACTCTTCGTTCCATTTTAGTTCAAAAAGTTCCAAAAGGAGCGAAACTGTATGTTGTTTTAGATGCTTGTCACAGCGGAACCGGATGTGACCTTAGATATAAATATGATCTTCAAACATCATACGAATTTGAAAAGTATCCAAAAATAAGCGGCCAAGTATACTGTATAAGCGGATGCCAAGATGAACAGGAAAGTGCTGATACATTTATTGAAAGTGACCAGATGTATGGAGGGATGATGACAAGCACAATGTTATCATTTTTTAGATCAAATGATTTGCAAACATATAAATGGAAAGATTTATTGAAAGACGTATGTTCCTACATAAAGGTAAATGAATATGCTCAAGTAGTTACAATAACATCTGGAAATGAACTGAATATGGAAGATTCGGTTTTTTCATCTTCTTTTAGAAATCCTGTAAAACCACCCTCTTCAAAAATAAATAAATATAAAAAAAAATTTATTCAAATTGCAAATATGAACACGAATGCGAATGCAAACATAGTATATAAAACAAATAATAATCAAATGAAAAAAATGATTTTTATGTAACACATTCTTTTTTTATTATTTTTATTATTTTATTATTTCGTTATCATGTTTTTATGATATCTTTTATTTCATTTTTTGTTTATATATTTTCACATGTTATTTTTATAATATCACTTCTACATATCGGACATTCGCCCTTTTCCATTTTGTTGTAACAGTCAGGACACATTACTTTGTGACCACATGGATGCAATCGCAACGTTGATTTATTTTTAAAACACATAATGCACTGTTCTTCTTCATTATCTGTTTGAATGCTATGCGTACCTGGAGCTAGCGGTAATTTTACACTGTGATTCTGATGTATAGATGCAACTGCTGCAGCTGTCGCATTGATCTGATGCAAGTAACTGGCAAAATCTTGGTATTCGGGTCCGTATGAGTCGTGCGCATGTGTTGGAGGTGCCGGAGTTATAATAAAATCACCAACATCCGTCATTCTTCGATAAAATCCCAAATATCCGGAACGAGCGGTTTCGCAATCGCAAATTCGTACTCTGGATGCATTACGATCATTTTTTTCATAATACACGCTCCCATTTTCATTTCTTGACAGCTTGAAAATAATATTAGGAGCTAATCCATCCAGCTCAATCGTTACGACATCTCTATAATTACTCGTTTGAAAAAATAAATGCGACGAATGGCGAGAAGCATAATATTTAACTTGTGGTTCGGTAACATCAAACAAGAAATCGCGATATGCCCATGCCTGATAATCGCGCGCTTTAAACCAGTTTGCATTTACGACGTCTGTTAGAAACACTTTCACGTCTGCCATGTCAATCGCCGGAAATACGCGCTGTCCGTGTGAAATAAATGTCGGCCTATAATGATCATTATTATATCTGTATACTGTTATACCGCTGTCTGCCTCATATGCAATCTCACGATGGTATATAGGTCTGTTTTTATATTGCGTATACGCAACAGCATACTGCTTGAATTCTTCTGATTCAGAATTAACGCTTATTGAAATCCATTCTGATGATCCAGGTTTAATATAAATGTCCCGAAGCTGTCTTTCGTGATTCATTTTATGTTTAGCGTATCTTTTGTTAAACTTAATCTATTTATTATTACATTTAATTTTTTAAGTTATTTTATGAATAATATAAGTAAGGTAAAAATGAAATAATAAAATAAATTAATAATATAATATTATATTAGTAAAAACCATACATTCATTTTAAAATGTCATTTACTCGTTTTCACGATGACCCGTGTAGAATAAATAAGCAGTTGCAAGAATCAACTGATCCAGGACGCTATATGTTGAATAAACCGGGCAACGGCGACAAACCGTGTTATTTTGAAGATCCGTACATTCGAATTCAGGGCTGGGGCGCCAATTTAAGAACAAATACAATCAATTTAGAAAGTAATTTGAAAGGTTTGAACCAACCGTTATCGAGAGATTGCATGGAAAATAATTATGTAAACACGGCCGTTTCTAGCAGCCCGATCTCATATCCGGAGTGCAAATCGGCGGTTGAACAGTCACGCGTCACACATCCGGCATGGACATATCGCGACTTGGAACAAACCAACTGGTATTATCCTCAGCTTAACCCTCAAGAGAATGTGTGCATTCCATTTCAAAACAACTTGAGCACGCGAATTCTGGAAAAGAATAATTATACCACAAAAATTCCATGTTTTCCTTTTTTACGATGACTCAGTAAAATATAAATTAGTTTGTTTAAAAATAATTATTTAAACATTATTGTATATAATTTTATAATTGTATTTGTATAATAATTTTATTATGAAAAAAATTATTACATTTGGAACATTTGATTTATTTCATATTGGACATTTAAATATTTTAAAACGTGCAAAACAACAAGGTGATTATTTAATCGTAGGCATATCTTCAGACGAATTAAACGAAAAAAAAGGTAAAACAAGCATTATAATGTTAAAGGATAGAATTGAAATAGTAAAGTCAATTAAATATGTGGATGAAGTTTTTATTGAAGACAGTTTAGAATTAAAAGATCAATACATAAAAAATTATGGGGCCGATATGTTAGTTATGGGAGATGATTGGAAGGATAAATTTAACTGGGTTTCTTGTGACGTTTTATATTTAGAAAGAACTCCAAATATATCAACTACTCTTCTTAAAAATATACTGAACGAAAAATAATAATATATGAAAACAACTTAGAATAACATAAATATATACTACCAAGAAACCAAGTTACCGCAATATTACAAGATTATAAAAATGACTCGCATGATTTTTCATATTCGACAACATAATAAATGGTCTGTGTTCATCCAATTCTGTAATAATATGTATCACGTATTTGGAAGACGTTCTAACAACGATACTACCATTTTTCATACCACATTTTCGGGTGAACACACGACGACTTGTTATTTAGATGAAATTTTGAAATATACAAGAAATAGACCGAATTTTTCAATAACGTTGTTTTACACGGATCTTTCGATTGATGCTCCATTTTCTCAATATGAAGTGTGCGCTCATGACAGAACGAAGGAAATCGTTGGATACGATCACCTTTGCCTTGATCCAAGTAAAGTGATCATGTATTTAGGATTTGTTCGACAAAATATTTCGATTAAAGAGTACGAGTAAAAAAGGTATTTTTTCAAAAAAAAAGAATAATAGAATTGTTTTATAAATTAAAAAAAAATATAAAAATATTAAATTATTAAAAATATTATACTATTATAATTTAATAGTATAATAGTATAATTACAAAAAATATATTACATACATATATATAATAATTCATAAAAATGGAGTTGGCAATTCCAATTGTAGCATTAGGCGGAATGTATTTAGTATCAAATCAAAATAAAAAGGGCAGTAATAATGGAAATGGAAATAATGGTAGTAAAAAAGAGTCCTTTGTTACGAATTCGAGAAATGCGCTTCCAAATACAAACGTTCCCGTAACAAATTATCCGATTATGAAGCCAGACACTGGTTCGAATGTTAACGCATATCCAGCACCCAATGCAGTAACTGACAAGTATTATAACGCAAGTGTAGGAAATCGAGTCCTGCAAAATCCAAATCAGTTTGGGAATTCGTATAATCCAAACACGAATTCGAAAAAAAATCCCGGATTTACGAGTCCAAATACCGTCTACTCTTTGACTGGCGAACCCATAAATCAAAACGATTTCCAACATAACAACATGGTGCCGTTCTTTGGGGCGAAAATCAGAGGGCGCACTGCAGACGCCAACGCTGTTGAGTCGGTTCTTGATACAATGTCGGGCGCCGGATCTCAAAAAATACGCAAAGAAGAACGCGCCCCCCTGTTTGCACCACAAAACGATATTAATTTTGTAAACGGTATGCCCAACGTAAGCGATTTTATTCAGTCACGCGTCATGCCTGGAAACAAAATGGCGAATGTGAAGCCATGGGAAGAAATTCATGTGGGTCCGGGTTTAGATCAGGGCTACACTGCAAAAGGCAGCGATGGATTTAATTCAGGGATGGAAGCGCGCGATAAATGGGTTGACCGAAATGTCGACCAGCTGCGCACGCTAAACAATCCAAAAGTTACGTTTGGACTCGAGAGTCATGAAGGTCCGGCATACAACTGGAACAATTTGAATGCGCCCACGCCAGAAACGTTCGGAAAAGTTGAGAAGTATTTACCGGACAAATTTTTCTTGAACACGTCTGATCGTTGGTTAACAACGACGGGTATTGAAAAAGCGCAAACTGCTCGAGCCAAAGAAGTGTATAAGCCGCAATCGCGTGTTTGCACTAGCAGCGAATATTATGGACCTGATTCCAACGTCACTGGAACAAACACGTATGCGCCAAATAATTATGAACCTGCAAAACGACCCGAATATGCAGGAAAACCGATTACGAATGCACACAACGGCGGTAAAAATTTTGCACCTGGCGATAACGACTATGGTCGCGACGGGTTTAAGCTGCTGCCGAATCATCGCGGCACTACGAGAAATCATGAAGGCGGAATTATTTACGGTGCCATGCGCGCGGTGGTTGCGCCGGTTCTCGACTTTTTGCGACCTTCAAGAAAAGAAAATGCAATCGGAAATATTCGCCTTTATGGTGACGTTAAACCGGCATGCGGATCGTCGGGTATCGTTTATAACCCGGCCAGTCGCGCCCCTACGACCATTAAGGAAACTACAGAGGGGTTGCTTGGTTTTGATCACTTGAATATCGACGCGCAAACCAGCGGAAGTGGTTATTTAGCAAATCCGCAACAAGCCATTTATAATCAACGCGATACAACCAACACACAATACGTTGGATCAAGTGGCGGGGCTACCAATCAAGGCGTCGGTGTATACGAAGCGCAATATAATCAACACAATAATGTTAATAAAATTTCAACCAGTTTTACGCCGGGCGGAAGCATTGGACTATTTAATCCAACAGAAAACATCTGCATCAAACGGAATGATGAGAACTGCGACCCCTGGATTCCGAACCCAGTATTTAGAATTTCGAACCCGCCTGGATTACAGACCTACGGAAAAATTGAAAAATATCCGCAAAATTATCAAGAATCCGTGAATTGCGAGCGCATCCAACCCGATATTTTAGATGCATTTCGAAAGAATCCATATACACAAAGCTTGCATAGCTATGTTTTAAGATAACTTATTCTATATATAACTTAGAGAGAAAGATTTATCTAAAAATAAAACATAGTATAAAAATACTTTTATTATATTTTATTTTTTTATATAAGTATTTTTTATACTATGTTTCATTTTTTAAAAAAATATCTTTTTGAACCTCGAATCGCATTTACAATTTTTATTTGTTTTATTATCGGTTATCTCATATTTTTAGATGAAGAAGGAGCATTTAAAGATTTTACAAAATTTGGACCAGATCCTTCAATTAAATTTTTAGGTATGAAAGTTGATACATGGCATAAAGTGATTCTTATATATATTGTTGGGTTTTTTTCAGCACTACTACAAGGATATTATGGAACAGTAATGTTTGATTTTATACATTCAAAATTGTGGAATCCTGCTTATAAAGAAAAAATAGAAATTTCAAAAACATGGGCATCTGTAATTGTTTCGGTTGAACCTTTACTTTATTGGTTTTTGAGTATAGTTCAATTTTTTGTAACTTTAACTATGAAACTTCAATTTATTATTCCGCAACTTTTAGGACAAGTCGTCATTGACATTCCATATGGACTCATGAAAATTTCGGAAAAGACATTTTCCTCATAGAATCAAATTCTGATAGTATTTGTTTAATTAATTATTTATTTTATATAATAAATAAAACTTTATATAAAATAAAATATATTTTTATATTTATAGATTGTAATAATAACTGTATTATAATTGTAAAATTATAAAATAATTGTATGAAGTTTAATTTAGATTTTGATATTGAAATAGGTAAGTGGGTTTTATTTAGCATATTTATATTGGTTATCCTGTATGGTTCTTATTATAGTTTATTTGGATTAAGAGAGGGATTCGCGACAGGAACGTGTCCAACAGGGTGTTGGCAGCATCCGGCAGGCGATGTTGACGGCAACTGTACACGGTACAATGTTGAAGATGGTTATAACAGTTTTACTATAACAGATGGACAAGGAACTAGCTCATCGGTTAAAATAACGCCCGACGTTTATCAACTCGATACGCTCGCAACCGAAATGCAAACAAAAATTCGTGCCGCCAGCGAATTTGCAAATTTTACGTGCAGTGCTCATGACCCGAAATATGAAAAACCTGGAAAAAAATCGGTGGATCCTTATATAAATCAATTAGAATTTAATTTAAATGGGGCTGATGACGAAACTCTCACTCTAGATTTTGACCCAGATAAAACACTCGATAGTCATGAAAGTCCGCTGGCTAGTTTATTCAAGACGGAACAACTTGTTTTAAACGGCAGCGAACCTGCATATACGCCGGTTGATTTAACTCCATGGTTTCCGTCCGATTTAAAAGCATCAAGCGTTTGTCCTCAAGTGTGCACTTGGGGCGGATATGAAGGCGGAATTACAAAAGACAAAGATTACTGTCAATATGATGCCGACTGTAGTTCGTGTAAACCAACTCCATGCCCTCAAGGCGTTTGTCCCAAACCGCCACCAAATCCAAACCCTCCGCCTCCTCCGTCTAAAAAGGGTCGAGGTGGCGATGGCAATGGCGACGACGGTGGTGATGAGACCGACGTTTTGGATTGTAAAAAGGCAAAATGCTATGAACAACCGAGCACCGGATCAAATAAGCAATTTAATAGACACGATCCTTATAGGAAAAGTCCCAACGACCCCAAATACGATGAAGATGTCGGATTTTGTGGAATTGAATACATGGATAAATCGGGGAAAAAATTCATGTTTGGATGTAGCTCATCGGACATGTGTGCAACATTAGATTGCAACACCGCATGCACACGCGACCCTAAAACCAAACAGTTTATGGGTGACTGCAACCCTTACCCCAAACCCGATTCTCAAGGTCAAGGTCAAGGTGGCGGAGATGATGACGATGAAGAAGATCGGAGTGACAATCGTAGCAGCAATAATTATTATGACAGTGATATGGACGATTACATGAATGAACTTATGAGACCGGGTCAAATGACTCCAAATCAAATGTATAATTTTCGACAAGCGCGATATGGATGCGACACGTCGAAATATGGGTGCTGCGCTGACGGTTTCACTTTTAAAAAAGATGCGAGCGGAAACAATTGTTTTGATTTTTTGCCGTACTATAATCCCATTCTTTTTAGAGGTGGAGCTTAGAAAACAAATAATTGTTTATTCATTTTTTATTTCCTTTTTTTACGAAAAATCATGATTTTTTAAATCGAAAAAATATAAATTGAAAACTTATTTTTTATTTATATTTTTATTAGCGTTTCTACACATCGTCATCCGTCGTTATCTCAAATGTTGTCTACTTTGTACATTCCTCGTGTCAATCGCGTTCACATGGGTCATGGTGAATTCATTAAGAGGGTGTTTGATCACCAAGGAATTGCAATCGTGAAATCCGTGGACTTTTTCGAACACGAAATTCCAAATGCAGCATTTGGGTTTGCAATTGTCAAGATTCAATTCTGGATTCCAGGTATCGTATCCAAGCATTTTCAAGAACGTTTGAAAGATGCCAGCAAAGAAACGCGCATTGTCTTTTCCGACCCTTCTTACTGGATTGTGCTTCCTTACACCGAAAAGCAAAAAGAGCAGCCAGTCAAGATTCCTCCTCCTCCTATTCGCGAGACCCCCGCCACTATTGACAACAACTGCATTTGCGGCTGCGGGGGAGGCGAACTTGATTGCTCCTCGCAAATTCTGTATAACCCATTTACAGACAGGGTTTGGAGAAACCACAACCATCATTCTGACATTTGGGCTCCCGGTGACATGTTGACGACGACCCCCCTTGGTTCAAGCGGCAGTAGCTGCAGAAACAGCTGGACTGCTATGAACAGCATTGAAGACAATTTTCGATTCTGCGACACTCCATTCGGATTTGGTTCTGATGCATTCTAACACTACTGAACTTGAAAAAACTAAAATATTATAAAAAGAAAAAAGAAAAATGTTTAAATAAAAGAAAAAACAAAAAAACAAAAAAACAAAAAAACAAAAAAAATTATTTTTTTTCATATAAAAATAAGTAAATTGAAAATAAAATAATTACTTTGTTTTCTATTAGTGTATCCTTCCTATTCTTACAATCAATGACTACTGTCGTCGCCCCCAATCAACTTGGATCCAACGAACAACGCCTTGCTCGCAGTGTCGAAGAAATTCTTCTGTCACGTATGGAAAATGTCAACCCTGTCCCATCCAACGCCGCCGATTCTCAAAATCTCAACGAATTCCTCAATCTTGCCGAACGTTATGCTGCTATAATCGAACCCTCAGAACCATTTACTCGTCGAATGCTCGCATTTTTGGAAACAATGCACAATCAACAGTACCGTGCACAACAGCGCCAGCGCGAGCAACGCGTTCAAGTTACACGCATTGGCGCAAAACGTGTATTTGGCACTGACATCACTCGCGAACTTGACCAAAACACAAACATTGCAAATTCATTTGCTTGAAATGCGCGTTGAGAATCGAACGAAAAACAAAACAAAACAAAACAAAACAAAGCATTTTTTTGATTTATTTTGAAAAATAAATATAAATAATATGGTTAATTGAGAATAATACGATAAAAACTACAATGTATACATATATTAAATGTACAAGCGGATTATAAAATATGTCATTGTCATCGACTTCTAATTCAAAATTATCCTCTTCATTGTCATTATAATTGAAATTATTTTTAGCTTGCGTTTGCATTTCATTTATTATTTTTTTACAAATAGGACATTTTTTTTGAATTAAAAGCCATGTTTCTAGACAATTTGTGTGATATCGATTTAAACAACCACATTTTAAATTATCACAATAATCATATAAATTCTCTAAACATATATAACACCTTTCTATGCAGTCGGCATTCATTCATATATTTATTCTATATACTTGTCTTTATTATTTTTATCATATACTTTATTATCTTTACATTTTATTAAAATTGAATTTTTAATCATAGATGTTGGTATGGATAATAACCAACACAACACGCTTATAAATCACAGTACAATGCAGCCAACAACATATTCAAGGTACCAGTTTCTAAGAGAAGTACTTGAATTATCAAAACAGCGAATGATGTCGAGAATCGCTAATACGACGACAACTTCTTCGACAAATACTTCTTTATCTCTGTCAATTTCAACCGAAAGAATCTATGCAAATCTTGCAGAAATCGTGTTAGGCGTTGGTTACATTCTTGTAATCATTGCATTTCTTATCAAATTATTATTACAAACAATTCGAAAATTCGAATACTATTACATGTCGCCATCTTATAACCGATTTGGATTTATTGCGAATGAAGAATCCGATTCTGAGTCCGAGTCCGAGTCCGATTCTGAGTCCGAGTCCGAGTCCGATTCCAGTATAGAATCGCCGGCAAACAAGTGCCTTCATCTTAAAACACCTGTTCAAATAATGAATGTTGCGACTCCCCAAACTCCTCTACCCCCACCTCTTAGAAGAAGTTTGCGTTTGAAAATTAAAAGTGAACTCAATCTTTGCGCCATGCAAAATAATTCAGCGATGACAACACGCAGTCAAGCAAAACAAAAACAAGTCGCAATGACAATTTCATCTGATCCCTGTCCTACAAATTATTATCGTTCTTCAGGTTTAATCACTCCTTCGCCTTCGCCTCATCCCGAACACGATGAAGAACGAGCATACTATATTCAATATTGCAACGAAAAAAAAATGAGAAAAACCCGACCCGAATTCAATTCTCCTCTTTTCATACGTCGTCTAGTGTTATAACTTCAATTGCATATGTAATATTATATTATGACAATCCGGTAACCGGAGGAGGCGCATTACTCTTATCCGTGATATCCTTTCCAACTTTTTTATTTACATCATTCACCTTTTGTTTTAAAATACTTGTTATTACATCCATATTCGCTTTAATTCCCGTCGTATTTGAATCAATATCCTTTGACATTTTATCAACCGTTGGTTGAAGCGCTCCAACTTTTGCTGACAACATGTCTGTTTTTACACTATCCGCATTTGCAGTTTCGGACAATGACATCGTTTCAACATCATTCGATGATAATAATATAGAATAACAAATTATGCATATAAAAAATATAATAAATCCAAAAACAACTAAATTACAATTTATTTTTAAAATATTCATACTACACGTGATATTTTTCTTTATCTTGTATGAATATTTTATTTTTTTTTTATTTTGTTTAATTGAATTGAAACGAATAATTGAACCAACTACTTGCTTTCTTTCAATGGCGCACCAGGACATTTTACTTCATCGGTCGATTCTTGTTTATGAGGAGTACATACTTCACTATTATCACAACCCTTAATCATTTCAATGCTTTCTTCAAATTTTTTTAAAACAAAGAGTTGCGACGACAAACTTTGTTCATTCATAAATTCAATCACACATGCCATGTCCGTTATCTTTACACACTTACCATTCGTTCTCAACATCATTTTATATTGTTCATGCAGCTTAAACATGTTTGTTTTGTATTCCACCGCATATTCTTTCAATGGTTTTCTCTTAAATATATAACAGTCCATGTAATTCTTATGCAAATTGTGCACATAATTGTATAAATTCGTTTGGTGTCGGAAAAACTCAACTTCGTCTTCTGGAAATCTATCAAAATGACTCTGCAATTTTTCAAGTTTTTTCAAATGGAAATAAACAAATCGACTTTTCTCCACCGCCCCCTTTGCATTTTTCATAAACTCGTAATTCGGATTGCGGAATTTATAACGCGCGCCCTCATGCGTGCGAAACATGACTCCCGGATAATAATACAACGAATTGTTCGATGCCCACACATTGATAATTTTATGAAAATCTTCTTCTCCCTTCAGAAGTCCAAATCTAGCCGGATGACGAACACTCGAAAATTCCGACCACTTCACAACAGAACGATCCATTTCATACACGGTCGTCCCATCAATGTAATACATCGCAACAATATACAAGGCCATACTCTTTACCGGCGCAACAATCGTATTGTCCGGATGTTGTAGAACAAAACTATACGAATACTCCTTCGGCAAATCATTAAAATTTAATCCAACTACAGCACACGCTTCAAAAAACATCCGTCGAAAACATTTTTTATCCACCACACCCGAACCATTCTCCCTCTTTTCTGCCGGAGAAACCATATTCCTCGTTGAAAATTCCCACCCCTGAACATCATTCGATGAATTGTAAAACAAATTCACCATGGTTCCTTCCACAAATTCCTCTGCAAATTTTACTTTTGAAAATTCCAACACCTTTTTTACTCCAGAATCATGTTTGGATCTAGTAGGTTCGCACATCGGAGGCGAAAAACACACGATTTTTCGATCCACGTTTAAAATTACTGAACGAACATATTGCTCGTATCCATATTCAACTCCATCGTCAACACGTTTTTTCATTATTTTCTTATCATAATTCACTAAAAAGTATGTATGTTTATAATCATTTGTTGTGGGTAACCAAAAAGAATATGGTGAATTGGTCCAGTCATTCTGACTATTTGTCACCTCCACCGCTTTGCACTTTACGCATGCGTCATAACATTTACATCCGGCGTCATTGGCATCATTATCATGTTGAATAAAATCATACAATGATGGTACACAACTCAAATCAAATGAATAATAATACGGTTTACCATTAATGGTTTGCATTTTGTATTAATTGTATCTATATAACCTTTTTTTATAATCTTAATATTAAATATCATTTTTTCTTTAAATGTATTCCATAAATATTTAATAACTTATTTGAATAAAATTATGAAATGAAATGAATAAATAATAATTATATTCTAAAATTTAAAGAATTTTCTCTAATGATTACTATATATAATATTTATTAATAGTTTATAATATAATATTATAGATATAGATATTGAATTCAAATATATTAATAGTAATAACAATATTGATTGAATTGAATTAAAATGGAAGTAGAACAATTAGAAGTAGAAGAAAGAATTAGTTCCGACCCCGATCCTGAGACCAGAGACATTGAAATGAACAATAAACTGTTTCTGGGAGACCAAATAAAAATAAATGCAACCGTTTCTGAATCGAAGCTGCAAAACAACGTGTATGAAGTAGTATATATTGACTTGAATAGAATTCATCTCAATGATAAAAAAACACAGCAACTCATAAAACTCGGCATTCATGATGGCGAATTCGCCGATAAAATCGAAGATGAAGACATTTTAGAAATACAAGTCATGGAACGAAAGCCGACACACAAATTCGTTGAACAACACGACTTGAAAATGAACATGGTTATATCCGTCGAACTAGCATTAACGTCAGATCAAATTCGAGAACAATTAAAAGAAGTTGCGAACCCATTGGAAGAAGAAAAACAACAACAAGAACAAGAACAAGAACAGGATAAGCCACTTGTTATCACATGTAAAATTATTGATGTAGATGTAAATCAAGATATGATTGAAGTGAAAATTATACTTGACGATAAAGAATCGTCATCGTCGTCATCTCATTCCTTCTCTCCAGAATTAAAAGAGCAACTGTTAAAAGATAGTATTTTTATCAACTTTGGATGTCGTGGTTTGCCTTTTTGGATCAAACGAATTAAAGTCGTCGAATACAAGCCACCTCAATTAAAACTACCTGACGTTGTTGAACAACAAGCTGCTACTCAAGGCGAAGACGAAGGCGAAGGTGAAGGAGATGTTGGCATCGATCTCGACCTTTCAGAAGCGCTAGATGAAGGCAACCACATTTTTGCAAATATCATGTACGAAGTTCCGTCTTCACAAAAAATCGTTTCTGAAATAAAACAGTACAATGACTTATTAGAAAATATAATTGCATCCGTTCCAAAACATAAACGAACAGAAGCCGAACTCAATAGCATTCACCGAAATATTGAACGCTTTTTTCAGTTGCGAAAAGAGTATTCGGTCTTCGATAAAAATGGAGTTCCGAAAATGCCCGGACATTTGAGTGACGCAGATAAACCAGCCGTTCCACATATTCAAAATCTTGACACACCACTGTATTGGGTTGTGCCCGTTGTTGAAAATATTAAAAAATTATATGTTACAAGCGACGACTCGCAAGAAGCGGACACGATAAACGGAATTTACAACTTTAAACAACAAATCACGGAAGAAAAAGGGATTTATCCGGATCGAAATGCACCGCATAATCCCAATATTATGGATGACCTTAACTCTTACTTGACTCCATTTGAAAATCCTAAAAAAAATCCCGATCGGACTTACATCATGCAAGGCAAGCCGGTTCATTCAAATATACTGACTTTATCCACAAACAATGATACAATTGTATCTCGTGCAAATAAAGATAAATCTACTCTTGTTCCTTTCTACATCGACCGGATGTATAATACCGGTTTAACAAAGCTGGAATTTGAAGATGTAAAGTCAAATAGTGTAAAGCGCGTAGATTCAACTCCCGATGATTCGGCATTTGTCACATCTTTTATGACCCTCGACAAACACGCGGTTCATTTATCGCAACTGCTTCTACCTGACACATTTTTAGCCGATCAGGCAGCGCTGAATTCTGCATTTCTTAAAACATGGCATTCCATTATTTCGAATGTTAAATTGAGAGACGATATTCCATCAGAAATAATTCAAATCGAAAAAAAAAGAAATGGTGGACCCGAAGGGGTCGGAGAAGAACAACAGTATGTCGGTGTTAGTGAATACAAGAGCAATTTAAAAGATGCAACATTGTTTTTACTGGATAGCGTCAATGGTCATAATACCGTTTCTAGTGCTGTTGTCAAAGAATTTATAACGTCGTTTGTGCCGACAAATGAAGATGCATTTCGCATTTTGGAATCAAATCAGCATCATAATTCCGAATCAAAAAAACAATCAAATCTCAAATCCAAACATCCAAAACATCATTTTCATAACTACTTATCTTTATACAAGGTAATTTATGCCCTTCAACCATTTTTAATTTATTCGAAGAATGTCAATGCGCAACAATATGAGATGATGCACGCATTTATTCATAAAAATATTGACAATTACTTTAAAAAACTTGGAGTATCTAAATCTGAATTTAAGAAACTCGTAAATAAAAATGATATCGGCGGATTTGAGTCACTTGAAATGTTTTATAATGCATTCAGCGACCATGACTCTAAATCCGCTAAAAAAGCAACAAAAGAATCTCTTCAAACCAAAATCGTGCTCGCCGATGACACCACTGTAACATTTGATGAAATATTCAAACTTTATAAATTTAATGAACTGAAACGCCAGGATGACATATTTCTCTCTGCATCTGAAATATTAAAAATAATTCTCGAGACCGACTATGCGCGCTTGTTCATGGATGCGCTCGCGGTAGAAAATTCGGATTTGACATCTTCCGAAATCGATAGTATTATACGGAGAGAACAACAAGACATTCAAGAACAGTTGTCTAAAAATGCATCATTGGCCGATGCAAAAACATGCAAAAAACGCGAAATTACACTAAGTAAAGTTTATTCTTCTAGCGCTGCATTAGAGCTCGATAATAACAAGGGTGACGACGTTTTATTTGATGCGCGCTATGATACTTCCGGAAAACGAGTTGTAAAAGATGGTGACTACGCGGCTTTAAAAATCGATGAAGGCGAAGGTGAAGGCGACCGCGGTAACCAATACTTTGTTAGGCGGAATAACAAATGGGTAAAAGACGACGATCCTGAACTTCAAAATGTGCAACTCGATGATCCGTCTTATTTTTGCAATATTCCTTCTGAAACAAAACCCAGTCCGTTATGTTTTTCCATTAATCAAAAGTGTCTCGATAAATCAGTTGCAGAATCATCCATTCTGCAAAATTTAACTTCAAGAATTGTAAATGAATTTGACCAAAAAAGCGAATTAAAACGAAAAAATATCGATGAAACATTTTTATTCGATTTGAAAAATATAAAATTGCTCGATAAACTCAAAGTGTATGACATTCTAAAATACAACAAACTAAAATATGCTCTCGGACAAGAAAATAAAAAAAGGGTTGACACTGTGATAACATCTCCGTATCAAGATACTGTAAACTGTATTCTCGGTCTAGAAGACGTTGGATTAAAGTATCAATGCATACTAGATATGGTAAATAGTGAACTTTTTTTAAGAAGCGCAGCGGCGGGTGATGATGCAAACTGGTTCTACTGTAAAACAACCGGTATGCGTTTGCTACCAACATTTTTTTATGACCTTGCTCAAAATTATAATCCCGCCGATCCCAAATCGTTAAAATACATGTCTGCTCTCTCTAAGATTGAAAAATCAAATGGTAAACGCGAAGGCGACCAAATTGTCGATAAATTCAGCGGCTATACCATTTCAAGAATTGCATTCGTATCCGAATCGGAATGGATGGCCGCCAGTGAAGAAGAAGGGGGAGGTGGAGATAATGAAAGCATGTTGCACTTGATGCGCGATGAACAACAAATGGCTTCCGATATTACATCCGTAAATGCGGGCGAAATTATTGAAATTAATATTCAGAACCAAGGCATTGAACAAACTGGTACGGCTGCTGCTATTTTACAAGAAGATCAGGAAGCAGAGGAAGCAGAGGAAGCGGAATTAGAAGAAGAACAAGAAGAACAAGAAGAAAAAGAATACGAATTCGAATCAGAGAGAGAAGAATATGAAACCATGATTGGAATCATTGATCATTATGAACATTCATTATCCATTGTTCTTAAACCGAAAGAAAGACGATTTATAATTGAAAATATTCAATTTCTTGTGCCGGCAAAAAAAACAAAGGAACAATACGAAGCCGATAAAAAAACCAGCGCCGATTACGAAACCTATGAGAAAACGTACAACCAATACCTCATCTTTTATTGCATGGCGCTTATTATCATTGTTGTGCAAACATCCATTCCGCAAATTAAAACCAAAAGCACATTTCCAAATTGCGTGAAATCGTTTGAAGGGTATCCGTATTCCGGAGATGAAACAAACTTGCCATTCCTTATTTATATGGCTTGCATTACGCAAAAAGTAAAGAGTGATTATGCGCCTTGGAATTCGGTGAAAAAAATAAATCAGGATAAAATGAGAGACACACTGTTTAATTTAACCAAAACAAAAATAATAAATTTACCAGTTGTACAAGCTCGTTTTGAAGCCAAGCGAGAAAATGATGCGCTAAAAAGACAACGCGAAATCGTAAGGGTAAATGCAAGACACAGAATTAATGATGCGCTATTCTTATTTCGTCCACTTCTTGTAAACCCGTCCATTGTTCTCACTACAACTCCACTGCCAGTTACAAAAACGTATTGTGATGAGCTAAAACGAAACCTAAAGAATGGAAACAGTTTGCAAACTGAAAATATACTTGTGATTCAATCAAAAGTTATTCATTTTTCTCTCCTTGTTCAAAAACTCATTCAAGATGCAATTACGGCGCAAACGGGAGATAAGACAAAGCTTCTCTCGAGAAATTATATTCAGAACGCTTGCTGTAACGAGAAAAGCGACGATAATGAAACGGTTTTGCAATACATGATACAAAAAGAACCCAATATTAAAAATTACTGCGACATGGTGGACTGTAATGCCGATATTTTACACGACGTTTACAGTTTGAGTGAAGCGGCGACCATGTTGGATCCAAAAGATACACGCGGTATGCAAATGTTGCAAGCTTCTCAAGGCGTCATCCATTATGAAACCATGTCCCATGAAATGCATTCCAATTTTGACGAATACACGATTTATAATGCCTTCATGACGTACTGCAACTATGACAAGCACAAGGGAATAAAAGCTGTTACTTTGGCGACCGCATCGGATTCGGCGAAAAAAAAGAAGTCGACAAAATCAAAATCCAAAGAAAAGGTTGGAAAAGGGGAAGTAGAAGCAAGAGCAGCGATCGAAGAGCAGGAAGAACAAGAAGAACAAGAGCGACAAGAAGAAAGTGAACAAATGGAAGCAAGTTCTTTAAGAGAAATAAATGAAACGGCATTAGCCCAGGAACTTCAAAAAATTTGTAAATTTAGAAACACAATTGGAGAGAATCGCGACATATTTAATATTCTGAAATCTGCAAAAGGTATGTCGCACGATAATAAAATAAAATTAATCACTCAAATCAAAAATGAATTCAATTTGGATTATACCATTAAAGATTTACAGCATTTGCTTCAACTTGTTCACCGTCAAACAATGAAACCCATGTATGAAGCCCGTGTTGGAACGTATAATGAAAATTTGAACCGCATTTTAACTAAAATGTTGTCGACATCTGCGTCTGTATCCGTTTCTGCATTTTTACGTGTGTTGGATAAAGACGTTTTTGCCGCACTCAAATCATTCAACGAAAACCCGACCACCGAACATTCCAGGAATTTACAACGACGCCTCGAACAAACTAGTAAAATGTTGACAGAGCAAATGACGGCATTTTTAAATATGAAAAATAAAGGAACCGCAAATGCCGTATTTAGAACCCCGTCTGATATTACACAAGGCGTCGTTACAAAAGGCGGCATTATGTTATTTCATAAAACAGAAAATACGTTATTAAACGGAGAAAATAATACGATTGAAGTGTCGGTTGAATTTGTTAAAAATGCAATCAAAAATATAATACAAGTGTATCCAAACATGATCCTGAATCAAGTTTCTGAAATCGAGTCGTTGCCGCCCTATATTACGGGTCAACTTTCTTCCGGCGACGCTTCGTCTATCATTGCATTTTCAAATGAGCGCGTTACGAAAACACTTGGGAACTTTTATAAAATTGGAAACAAAAAACCGGTTAGTAATATTTTAAAAAATGTACAGTCAACCATGGTTTTATTGAATGAAATTATTGAGAATACACCAGTATATGATGGAACCAATAAACATATCACAGTTCTTCTATACGAATATTACTTTTTAGCGGCCGTTTATTCTTATTTACATTTTTCGAATGCTGTCAAACAATTTCGAGAGAAGAAGGCGGATCAAAGACAAGGACAAGGACAAGGACAAGGACAAGGACAAGCGCCAAAACAAAAGAATCCCATTGATGTACAAAAAGAAATATCGAGAATTTTAACCACATACTTTGATCTCATTTTGGATGATAAAAAAATAATGAATCGGAACATTGATACTGTTCGTGAGAATTATTTGCGTTCTCTCGACGATGAGAGAGATGACATTGTTCAAAATGTGGAACAAATGTCGGAAGATCAGAAACAAATTTATCTGAATCATAAGAAATATAAAATGGGGTCGCAGTCCATTGGTAAAAACGCTGGACTGCGAATTTATAATCCGGATTTTGAAACGGAAGAACTGGCGCGCATCGAGAGAATCAACAATCGTAAAAAGGAGCGTGGAATAATGAGCACAATGCTATCCGGCGATCCAGACCCAGAAGCACTGGCTCGCGAAGATGCGGTTGCGGACGAAGGAGATGCACCGGACTATGACCCGGATGAAGAAAATGAAATGAATGAAGACGATGCACACGAAGAGTACGCAAATTCTGCCGACATGTATCCCGACAGTTATGTGGATGTCGAAGGAATCGGCGAATCCGGATCTTGAGAGAATGGAGAGAAAATTAAAAATACATATTTTTTAAACATGGGAGGACGGACTTGAATTTTTTTTGGAAAAAAATATCAAAAAATCAAATAAATAATTTAAAAAAAATATATATTAAAATATAACGAATAATTGAATAATAATAGTGTATATTAATATATATAAATGAGTGGAAGTAAGAGCGAAAATATATTAGATTATGGAAACGAAAATATATTAGAATTTATACAAAACAAAATAAAAAATAGTAACAATGTTAAAGAAGACATATTAGACAAAATAAAATATGTTTTAGGAGAAATCGTTGAAGGAGATAGTCGGGAAGACCATTCATCACAAGGGTTTTATTATGAACGTTTATGGGATTTGTGTATAAAATTTGGTGCGACGAATTTGACATTGGATGCTATTCCAGATAAAACAAAAACAAAAACAAAAACAACTTATTTACAAACATCTCATATCATTAATGAAAATCCAAATAAAACACGTATAGAGTTTCAATCAAATTGCTGGAATGGAAACATTTTAAATAAAAATCCTGGCGGTTATTTATTACAACCGGTTAGAAGTGGACACTCTGGAGGTTATTCAGATATAACATTTTTTAATCAAAAATATGACGACAAAGGTAATAAAATTGGAGAAGAAGAATTATATTTCATTTCGGTAAAATATTTTAAGGAAGAAAGAGAAATTGCAGAATATGACATCGGTAAAATATGTGCTTTAATAAAGGAACACGAGAAAAAGAATAGAATAATAAAATTGTATATTTTTGTTAAAGATAAAGAAAAGGCAATAAAAAAGTTTGGTGCACAACATGCTTCAAGTAATATTTTAATTAAATATATTAACCCGGGCGGTAAATATGAACATATTTATGATATAAATGATTTACAAAATTCATTTTTTAAACTAAAAAAAATACTAGAACAATATGATTATTTACAATCGCCTACTAATATTCACGACTTTCAAGTAAATTATTTGAATGTATTAAAAGATGTTTTTATACCACGATTTCACCAGGAATTATTTATATTAAAAATAAATAAACTTATTGAAGATGGCGAAAAAAATATATTGGTTGGCGCAATACCGCGTTCCGGAAAATCATTTATAATGGCAGGGACAATACTTGAATATATAAAAAAACAAGAAGAGTTACACCCAGGTAAAAAGTTAAAGTTATTATTAATGACACCTGCGCCAAATGAAACATTCGGCGAATATGAAACTATTTTTAATAAATATATAGAGTTTGATAATTTAGGAATAGATGTTATTACATATAAAGATGGCGTTAGTTCAAAAAAAGTGTGTGATAAAAAAGATAAGCATTGTGTTGTTATCATATCAAAACAAAAACTAGGATGGTCTCATGGAAGCAATGCTGAAAAAATATTAGCAAAAGGTGATCAAGAAGCGGAACAAGATAAATCGGAACAAGACGAAGTGGAAAACGAAGTGGAAAACGAAGTGGAAGACAATGCGGATGATGATAAAGATATAAAAATAATCAAACAACGCATAGTAAAATTATTTGGTGCAAACCCCGATATAGATATAATGTTTTTAGATGAAGCACATTTTGGAATGAGTACAGATAAGGCACAGAAAATTGTTGATGTATTAAATAACACCATTGCGAATACCATTAAGATTTATGTTACAGCAACATATAATAAACCATTAGAAGCATACGGCGTAAAATCTGATTGTAAACTAACATGGGATATGAATGATATTGAGATCATGAAAAACATTAGTAAAGAAACTATAAATGATAATATGATAAAACAACAGTTTGGTAGAGATATTTATGAAAAGACGTTGGAATATTTTGGAGATAAAACTGGATTATCTCTCGTTGATAAGTTAAAAAAAAATTATGCAATTTTTCCAGAACCACATATGATTACATCTTTATGGGATAAAGATTTTTTGAAAGTTGAAAAATTAAAAATAGGAGAAAATGCGGATGTTGGTTGGGATATGAATAAATTATTTTCTACAGTTGGTGATAGCGATAATTTTGCAAACGAAGAAGCAGTAAAAGAAATGATGCGTTATTATTTTGGTTACCCAGATAAAAAAGAAAATTACGATAAACAATCTTTTTATAGAACCAGGGGTATATTACCACGTATACGAAATATTTGTTTAAATAAATGTAGAACATTACAACCACAACATAAAACATCACAAATATGGTTTTTGCCACTTGGAGACGGTAAAATAAAACATAAAGTGAAGGCGCTGATCAGCTTGTTAACAAATTCAAATGAATTTAATGATGTCAAAAAAAATTATCATTTTTTTATAGCAGTTGATGTTGAAGATAAAACAAAAAAAGGAAAACAAATCAATGGCGTTACATATATGGATAATCCACATAACATTAAAACGGATATTGAAAATACTGAAAAAGCAATGAAAGATGGAGAAATAAAACAAGACAATTTAATCATTTTAGCAGGGCAAAGATTACAACTTGGAATTTCGCTACGTAATGTTGATATCGTTACATTATGGAATTCTGTTTCAAGTTCAGATGCACTTTTCCAAATGTTATTCAGGTCAATGACTGAGGTTGATGCCCCCCCTTGTCAACCAAACGCAAACGAATATTGTCATGAAAAAAAATTTGGATTTATGGTAGACATGAACCCACAACGTACATTAACAAACGTAAATTTATTTACTGCAAATATCAGTAAAAAAAAAGATGATGCCGATGTACAAAAGTATCGTCAAATCACAGATTTAATAAATATTGACGAAGATGTTTTATACGATAAATACGGAAATGATGAAAAAGGTAGAAATGAATTTGTAAAAGAATTGTTTAAAAAATTATATGCATCTTGGAATATAAATGTTGAAAATATAAAAAAAATTATTAATAACTTTAGTTTTGATATGACAAGATTGGAAGCACTTAAAAAAGTGTTTGAAAAAATAAACGTTGATAAAAGTGAAAAAAAAAACGTTCATATTGATGAATTGGGAGAAGATGAAATGTTTGAAACTGGAAAAAAAAAAGAAAAAATAGTGTCCACCAAAAAAAAAGATAAAAAAGAGAAGGAAGAAAAGGAAATAAATTTAACCGAAACTGCTACAGAAATAATAAGTGAGTTTATATCGTTGTTAAATATTTTTACATTGTATCTGGATACGGGTGCAAAATGTATCTTAACGGACACTTCAAAGGCAAACGCACAACTTGCGGTAATAGATGATGTTAACACACTAAAAGATTTAGTTTATAAAAATAAAGAAACCAAAGAAGTATTTTTGAAAATATTAAATGGGCGTTTATCTGGAAATGTCGACGAA